GGAGTTGAATTCAAATTTCGGAAATCATAAACTTTCTGGAAAGAATCATCCATTATATGGAAAACATCATTCAGAAGAAACCAAAAGAAAAATATCAGAAGCGAATTTGGGAAAACCTGGATATCAAAATAATTGTAGAAAAGTATTTCAATATTCGAAGGATGGAATTCTTATTAAAGAATGGAATACTATAATTGATATCAAACGAGAACTGAAATTGAATGGGCATACTTTAAGGAAAAGACTCCAGGATGGGTTGCCTTATCGAGGATATTTATGGAAATAAAAATTTGAGTAATTATGGACAAAGTAAGAGAAGAAACCTGTGAGGACAAAGGACTGCGCCACAGACAGTTTTTGACACGGCTTCAATTGGAGTATCTGACTCACAAATTACGTTCCTCTATATATCGTAATGGAACGTATGCGTCAGTTGCAGCGGATATTGCTAAGAAGAAGCGGTTGAAGATTATTGAGTTGAGTGTGAAATTCAACGTCGACAGTATATTCACTCCTGGATATAATGTGGCGGAGTTCGTCGAAAAGAATTTCTGGGGAAAGAAAGGTCTTCCAGCGTTTCAGTACAAAGACGAAGAACAGAGGAGAGTTCAGGGAAATTATGACCGTTGGTACATTCTTTACAGGGATACCAAAGTTCTGTATAAAGGGACGATAATGGAGGTCGTAAGCAACAATCCTGCTAAGGAGGAAGTCAAAATTCGAGGCTCGAAAGGTGATTTTCTCGTTAAATATAATGACATCACAATTATAAACAATTTTGATTGGTTGTAACATTTCATTTTAATCATTTACAGTATGAAATTAAAAATCGTAAACAAGAGCACAAATGCTCTGCCGGAGTACAAAACTCCAGACAGTTCGGGTATGGACTTGCGTGCCTATCTTCCCGAGGGTTCAATCACATTGGCTCCGATGGAGCGTAAAATCATTCCTACTGGTTTGTTCATGGAAATCGAACAGGGGTACGAGGGTCAGGTGAGACCTCGCAGCGGTTGCGCTGTTAAACAGGGTCTGACCGTAATCAATGCTCCGGGAACCATTGACGCTGACTATCGTGGGGAAGTAGGTGTTCCGTTGATTAACCTGTCAACAGAACCGCAGACAATCGAAAATGGCGACAGAGTTGCTCAGATTGTTTTCGCTCCGTATGCGAAAGTCGAGGAAATTATCGAAGTTTCTGATGTCAGTGAAATGACTGATACAGAACGAGGTGCGGGAGGTTTTGGTCATTCCGGCAAAAAATAATTTCGATTTTTCGCGAGAAAAATCAAAACTTATTCGAGATATTTACATTATATTTGTACCGAGATAAGTGATAAAACATCACTGAAAATAAAATTTTAACTAATAAAGTAAAAACGATTATGGCAAACAATGCGTTGGCACTTCGTATGAAGTACAGAAAGTTCACTGCTGAACAGTTGAACGAAATCATTGAGAATGAAAACTCAAGTGAATTGGAAGTTAAGGTGGCTCAAGAGTTCCTTGACAAGTTAGGTGGCGAAGCCGAAGAACAACCTGCAAAGACTGCTCCCGCCAAGAAGTCCGCTCCTAAAAAGGAAGACAAAAAGGTTCCTGCGAAAAAGGCTGCTCCGAAGAAAGAAGAAACCGCTGATGACGACCCAGACCCTGAGGATGGTTCACCTGAAGCAGCAATGAAGCGTCAGAACAAACGCAACTCTACCTATCAGTCAGAAGAACAACTGACTCCGGAAGAGGAAGAACGCTTGGCAAAGGCTGAGGCAGAGTACGAGGAACGTCAGAAAAACCGCAAGACTCCGTCTAAATCAGACAAGTCTATGAAGGAAAAGAAGTCAGCGAAAGCCGACAAGACTCCTCGTGAAACAAAACGTCAGAACCTCGAAGAATCGGAAGAAATTCCGGGACTGAAAGTAGGTTCGAAAGTTATCCTGAAAGGCGAGGACGCTGTTGGTGAAATCACTCGCCTGTACAAGTCCGGAGACGGAAAAGAAAAGTGTATGGTCAAGTTCGGTGACGACAAGCCTATCAAGAAACGTGTAACAGCGTTGGAACTGGCTGAGGACGCCAAACCTGCACCCGCAAAGAAAACTCCAAAGAAGAAGTAAATGGTTGACGGGGAATCTATAGTATTGGTTAAAGGTATCTCGGGGAGTGGTAAATCTACAAGGGTTTACCTCTTCCTCGAGTTCCTCGAATCATTAGGTATGAAACTCCACCCATACAAGTTTAAGACACTTGACGGAAAGGAAAAGGAAGTCGGAGTTTACTCCGAGGACTTCAATATGGTTTTCGTTGGGAAATTCTATGAGAATGGCGGTATCCGACGCTGGCAAGGTTACGACAGTATGACGTCGCGACTGTGCAAGGCTGAGGGTTTATCCTACTTCTTGAAGGAAACGTCTAAGGCAGGGCATGGAGTTTTGATTGATGGTGCAGGAACAACTGTATCATGGCGATTGCGTCCCTTGGATTTATGCGGAGAGAGTGAGTTTACGAACATTCTCCATGTCAGGTATGATTACCGTGACGACCAATGGGATGAGTATTGTGCTCGGATAGCATACAGGTCTGGCGAACCTCCTAAGGGGGATTGCATGTGGCGGAAGCACAGAACCTTTATGCACGACTTCGAAAAGGCTCAAAGAGAGGGAAAAGAGGTAAATGAGGCTGGCGGTTGTGTGGTACTTCATGACCAACCGTATGACGCTCCGGTCTGGGACTTGGGTGTTCATATTTTCAACTTCTTTGGGCTGTCAGAACTATGTGAAGAGTTCGTGGCTTTCTGTAAAGCGTCGGACTACATTGAAAAGAACTCGTTTGAAACTTTTGAGAATGGCAAGAAAGGAAAATAATTTCAGTCCGATTCCTAACGATAACCTCCTTCACTATCTATATTGGATGTGCGAGAGAATGAATATCTTCTGGCGAAAGTACAATGGGGAACAGGCTCCATGGACAGATGACGAAATATTGAGGAACTTTAAGTTTACCAATGTTTATAGATGTCTTGACCGTGTGAGTCAATACCTGTTGAGCCGTGTGATTTACAATGGTAAAGAATACGAGCCAGAGGATATGTTCTTTCGCATATTGCTTTTCAAACATTTCAATAAGAACGAGACGTGGGATTTGTTGGAAAAGGAGTTCGGGGATATCACCTACGAAACAGGCTTGGAAAACATAGCGAAGTTCTTGGATAAGGTAGTTGACAGTGGCGACACGATATACGGTAATGCATACATCGTGAATTGCTTCTTTTATCAGTATCCCCAATATAAGCACATAACAGGCATGAGCAAACATCGTGCTCACTTCCGTATCTTTGAGGACGAAATCTTTCAGAACGGACACCTGTATGACTTCTTAGAGGCGAAGACCTTTGAGGACTTGTATTGGGTTTTCAGGAATATGAAAATATACGGGGACTTCACGGCTCAGCAATATTGCATTGACCTGAATTATTCACCCCTGTTCAACTTTTCGGAAAACGATTTTGTCATTACTGGTCCAGGGTCGCTGAAAGGTATCGGCTGGACATTTGACGGAGCGTCCGGGAAGCGTTATGACTATGTGGGCACTATCAAGTGGGTTCACGACAACTTTGAAAGGCTGATGGGTGACTTCTGCGAAAAGACAGGTATGAAGTGGAACCCGTTACCGTGGGAGCCTGTTCCTACTCTTACGAATCTTCAGAACTGTTTCTGTGAAACATCGAAGTTTGCGAAGGGATTGGGAGCGTCTTTCAACAAAGGTAGAAATGAACGTATCAAGCACACCTACGAAAAGAGTCCGAAGAAGATTGAGTTCGTCTTCCCTCCAAAGTGGAATGCTGAGTTGCCCAAGCCAGGAGAATTATTAATCGATTAAATCAAGAAAGACTTATGTATTTTCAAGCAGAAAATTTGAGTAGTGCGCTGGTGCTACTTTGTAAGGAGTTGATGGATAAAGGGATTGACGTTACCCGAAGGGGGTTCGAATGTCGTGAGTTCCCTGGAGCCGTCCTCATTGAGATAACTAATCCGACCGACCGCTATGTTCGTGTTCCGGAGCGTAAATGGAACAAGACACTTGGTTGGATTGAAAGCCTGTGGCTCGCTCGTGGGGATAACAGTCTTGAGATGCCTGCTTCCTATGTGAAGAACCTTGTAAACTTCTCAGACGACGGAAAGTTCATGAGAGCGGGATATGGACCCAGAATACGTCGTTACGGGGACAATTTTGACTCGATGGTAACATTATCCGGAAAATTACTTCCGCGACAGTATAAGAACGGTAAAGCAGACGAAAACGGTCGTTATTCAAAATTGAAGGCTCCCGGACTGTACCAGAACGTGACTGACCAATTACGGTTCGTCATTGAAAAGTTCAAGCAGGACATCGATACCCGTGAAGCGGTTATCACAATTCACGACCCTATCTCTGACAACTTCAATCAGAATGAAGAGGACGGGGAAAAGGCTCCATTGCTCCTCACAAAGGATACACCGTGCACCCGTTCAATCCACTTCATGATAGTGAATGGAAAGATGAACTGTTACGTGGATATCCGTTCGAATGACCTTATCTGGGGGTTCAGTGCGGTGAACGTGTTCAACTTTACATTGATGCAGGAGTACGTCGCAGCGATAGTGGGCGTGCCTGTCGGGAAATATTACCACAAGGCAGACAATCTTCATGTCTATAAGGACTTCATTCCGTTGGCTGAAGAAATCGCTAAAAGAGACCCAAATTCGTATCCGTCCGGAGTAAACTTTTCCTATAAGACGACGTTTAAAACTTTAGAGGAGTTCGATGCGCTTATCGCTCAGTTGAGCCAGTTCGAAGAAAACTGTCGTAACAGTGAAAACCGTACAGAACAGGACTTCGAGTTATTGCGTGCGGATATTGAAAAGTTTGAAGATGAGATGTTCTCTGACTGGGCAAAGGTTATCTTCCGTTATTGGACAAAACAGTTGGTAGAGTTCCGGAACCCGTTACTGAACGAACTGTTCATCGGATAAGAATTATTCACTAAAATAAAGACGATTTAGTTATGAATTTCAAAAAGATTGACATCCTGTTAGGGATGAAAGACATTCAGAGGTTGCCTAATACCCCCCATCACAGGGGGTACAACCTCTTGGAGCATGGGTTGGTGGTAGGCATGTTATTTCGTTGGTTTGCCTCAGAAGAGGACGTTGCCTACGACATCAACGTGTTTGACAAGGTGTTGCTCCACGACTATGTGGAAAGTGTTACAGGCGACCTCAATGCTTGCGTAAAGAAATTCAATGAGAACACGGCTGCGGCATGGGATATCATTGAATACGAAATCTGTCATGGCGACGCGAACCTGTTGCCGTATTCCGATGAAGAAATTAAGAAGACAATGACTGACCTCCAGTACCGTCTTTTCAAGACCTGTGATTATTTGGACTTATGGATATTCTGTAAGAACGAACAGGCTCTGGGAAACACGTCCAAGAAGTTATTGACTTGTATCACAAACTGCGAACAACTGTTGGAGAAGTACACGGACGGCTGGAAACTCTTCAAAAGTGTTCAAAAATTCATGAATCAATATGAGCCTTAAAGGAAAGATATATGGCTTGGTAGGGGTTATTGGCTCCGGTAAATCGTACCAAGCAGAAGCACTTATGGTTAGTGCTGCGTGTGAAGAACGACCCATGATTATGGGAGATTTCAGTGAAGGAATTCGCCAGACGTTGATGAACATCTTTACAGGGGAATCAAAGAAGATTGACTGTACGGGTGAAGCGTATGCGAAGTGGAAACAGTTGAGCAGCGACATCTTGTTACCGTTCAAGCCTCAAGAAGAGTCTCCTAATATTCTTGACTCGGTACGGGTTGAGGGTCGTGAACTGTTACAGCGTACAGGCGAATATCTCAAATCATTGGCTGGGGAAGATATATGGGCACGTTGGACGGCAAACGCTGTTACAAACAGTTGGGCAAAGATGTCTGAAGAAGACGCTCTTATGTGCGATATCGTATTCGGTTCATTGCGTTTTGACTGTGAGGCTGAGGCTATCTTTAAGGTTGCCGAGGCGACAGGTAAAGAAGTGAAGATTTACTTCTGTGATTATCATTCGGATTCATACGAATTGAATGACCATATCAGTGAGAAGTTTGCTCAATACTTCCTGTCGTTAGGATGCAAAGATGGTGATGATATAACGGAACTTGTTAAGCAGAAAATCAATGGATAAATTCAAAGAATATCTTGAGAAGAATTTAATGGACTTCGCTCCTATTTCTGACTATGTGGTCGAGATAGGAGGGAAGACCTTTGAATTGTATCAGCCAGCGTATGACGGTGCGCTGTTTGATGACGGGTTCAACTTTGTAGGTATTCCTGCCGACCCGAAGCGTAAAGGCTCAGGAGAGGAATCCGTCGAAACATCGTGTGACTTCTATGCATTTAGTTTTGGAGGAGTGTATTATATGCTCGCCAAAGGTAAAGAGAATGACGTGAAACTCATACGGTTGAAATATATCGGTCAGGCGAAACAGGAGATTGAAACCCCTGTATTCTTGGGGGTTCATGGTCAATATGAGATGATGTCCGGGACGGGAACGTATGCCGATTGGTGTAAGAAGGCAAAGTTCCTTGGGGTGAAGACGTTGGGTATCTGTGAAAAGAATTCACTTGCCGGAGCATTAAAGTTTCAAACGGAATGCCAAAAGAACGACATCAAGAGCGTGATTGGTATGGAGTGTGTGGTATATGACCAGCCTCGGGATTTCCGCTTCACTGTTAAGGTGTACGCAAGGAACGATAAGGGTTGGCGAGACCTCCTTACTATAAACAAGTTCATCAACTGCGATAATCCGAAATATATCGGTCTTGAGGACTTCAATAAAATCACCACTAACAATGATGATTTGATTATGTTCCTTGACCCGAAGACAACGGATTACGACAAGTTGAAAGACTTGCATATAGACGCTGTCGTGTATCAGTTAGACCCCTGCGAATATGTAGATGACAACCGTGACGAATGGTATCTGACGAACCTGAAGAAGTTCTTCAAGGATAAGAACCTGTTACCCGTTCCGTCGGTTGACGCTTGGTATCTTGATGAGGAATACAGTTGTATCAGACCTCGCCTACATAGTATTGGTGGAACAACTGCCTACGAGAGCGATAATCAATACTTTAAATCGAACGACCAACTGTTTGTTGAGTTGGCTCAAATGTTTCCGGATACCGAAGAAGGGTTCATGGACGTGTACAGCCGTTTCATGGAAGGGTTGGAATTCCTCGAAAACATTGCTGAGGCGATAACCTTTGTCATCGACGTAAAGAAGAGACACTTGCCTCACTATAAGATGACAAAGGAAGAGGCAAAACAGTTCGAAACAAATGAAGACCTCTTTTGGTCTCTTATAGCCGACGGTCTTGAGCGTCACCCAGACCTCATTGAGGATTGGGGTGAAGAGGTCATTATGGAACGAATAGACCGAGAGGTGGGTGTTATAAAGTTAGGGGAAGCAATTGACTACTTCCTAATTACTTGGGACATTATCAACTGGTGCCATCGTAACGGTATAATGACGGGTATCAGTCGTGGTTCGGCTGGTGGTTGTCTTGTCTCCTACCTGTTGGGGATTACCAAGTTAGACCCAATGCGATACGACCTACTCTTTGAGCGTTTCTTGAACGCAGGACGTGTTAAGGTATCGCTCCCTGATATTGACTGCGATTATCCAGGTGAAGACCGACCTCGTGTGAAGAAGTACATGGAAGAACGGTACGGCTGGAAACAAGTGTGTTCCGTGGGGACGTACAGCGCATTGCAGCTCCGTGCAGCGATTAAGGACATGGCTCGTGTATATGGGTTAGACTTCCAGGAAACAAACGAAATGATGAAGCTCTTTGACGTGAAAGACAGGAAGCCTGAAGACCTGTTCAAAATAGCCTGTGCGCATTCACGGGTGAAGAACTTTGTTATTGAGCATTCTGACCTGATTAACGAGGTCATGCTTATCATGCCAGCTCCTAAGGCACAATCAATTCATGCCTGTGCGATGATGGTATTCCCGGAGGAACATGATATGTTTCATTGGGTTCCTATTCGTAAGAATGGGGATGAGTATGTAACCGAGTGGGAAGGTGGCGAAATGGACGCAGCAGGGTTTCTGAAAGAGGACGTTCTTGGGGTGAAACAGTTTGACAAGTTCCAGGACATGGTGCGGTTGATAAAGGAGCACGAGAATGTTGATTTAGACATCTTCAGTGTGCCGTTGGACGACCCAGAGGTGTACAGGTATTTCAAGAATGGATGGAACGAGGATAACTTCCACTTTGGTAGTTCCGGTCTGACAGGTTATTGCCGACAGATGAAGCCTGATAATATTGAAGACCTTATTGCTGCTATTTCGTTGTATCGCCCAGGAGCTATGGAGAACAACTTCCATAACGAATACGTCTTGCGTAAAGAGGGTCAAAGGAAAGTTGAGTATTTCACAGGTACAGATAAGATTTTGAACAATACTTATGGGGTGTTTGCCTATCAGGAACAAATCATGCAACTCTGCCGTGAACTTGGGGGATTGTCGTTGGTGGAAGCCGATGACGTTCGTAAAGCGATGGTGAAGAAGAAGTATGAGGCTCTTCAGCAGTACAAAGAACGGTTTATCCCTTACTATCGGGACAACTATAACGTCACCCAGGAATATTCCGAAAAGGTGTGGGACGCTATTGATAAGGCTTCGACGTACCTGTTTAACCGAAGCCACGCTGCTGCCTATGCGATTACAGGCTATATTTCGCAGTGGATAAAAGTTCACTATCCTATTGAGTATTGGTCGGTGGCATTTAAGTATGCGATGGAGTCTGACTATTCACGCTATATTGCGGAAATCAATAAGACGGGAGTCTGTACGGTACGTCCTGTGGATATCAATATATCGGATACCGATGTTGTTATCAACTTTAAAGAGAAAGCCTTGTATTGGTCAATTACAGGGGTCAAACAGGTCGCAGAAAAGGCTGCAACCCAAATTATAAAGGAACGTACAGAGAATGGTCAATATTGGTCATTAGACGACTTTATCACCCGACATAAATGGAAGGGTTCAGCAGTGAACAGCCGTATCATCAGAAACCTGATATTGGCGGGAGCGTTCGACAGTCTTGAGGGGGTAAAGAAACCCCAGGAACGAATAGACCTGTTGGTACACTTCCTCGGGACTACGAAGGGAAATGTTAAGGATGACGACCCTGTATTAGTTGGAGCCGACTTCCACGCCAATGACGCTTGGTGGTGGGCACTCCTACAAAAGAAAGTATCAGGACTGGCGTTCTTTGACTATCAAAAAATCTATGACAGGTTCGCTGGGGAGTTCCCTGATGCCTACGAATATGCTACTCTTGAGGAGTGTCACGACACAGAAGTGAAGCCGAATAACGGGTACGTCGTGTTGGCTGGGTTCATTGCTGAAATGGAAATTAAGAAGACACGCAAGGGGGATACGATGTGTCGTTTGATATTAGAGGCGAACTACGAGTTCATCGAAATTGTGATATTCCAGCAGGAATATGAACAGTTGGAACCCCTGTTATCGTGCGGAAAAGCGAACCTGATACTCATCAATGGTATCCTTTCCTACGACAACCGTAAAGAGGTAAACACGTTGAGAGCCTGTTTCGAGTCGAATATCGTTACTTTGACGTTATAAATTTACTAAGATAAAAGGAAGAAAATTATGGAAATTCTCGTACATTTCAATGACGTCCCCGTGACGTTGGTAACTAATGGATTTGAGGACACGGTTGACATCGATAAACTCACTTCTATTGAGTACAGTAATTTATATGGTGAAGCGGTTACAGTCAGTGCGCTCCTGAACAAAGTAGGGTTGCTCCGTGCTGAAGCCGAAAAGAAAGTCGCGGAATGTAAACTTGAGAAAGAGGTTTACGAAGCCCAGACAAAGAAGGAATGGCGTCGGGAGGCGAACCGTAATGGCGGAAAGTTCACGCTGGCTTTGGAAGACGGGGAAGTTGAGGAAATCAAGTTGTCGGAAAAGGCTCTTGATGAGGCTCTCCTACTTGACGAAGACTATCAGAATCTCTGTATTGCGTATATTGACGCTCAGAAGAATTTCAGTGTTCTTGATGCACTTCAGTGGGCGGTTCAGGACAAGTCTAAGAAACTGAACAACCTCCTTAAACCTGTCACCCCAACGGAGTTCCTCGGGGAATTGGTAGAGGGTAAAGTAAACAGTTTCTTCATCAAGAAAGCAGGGTTTAAATAAATTTTTCGAAGAATTTTCGGGGAACTTCTTTGATAATTCGAATGATTCCATTACCTTTGTATCATCAAATTTAAGTTAAACATTCAAATATTAGAATTATGGCAAAGAAAACAGTTCAATCCAGCGCAGTAGAAGAATTCAAAGGTTACATTAAAGTCACAGACGGATTCTACCTGAAACCAGTTGAAAGTCACGCATCAAGTTATGACGTTTACCAATTAAAGAAGTCTGACAGTCCTCGCCATCCTAATGGCAAAATGGATGACATGGCTTATGGTTGTACGCTCCCGAGAGCATTACAGTTAATCGCCAACAAATGTGCCGGACAAGAGGCTGAGGACATCATCGAACTGATGGAATCTATTAAGAGTTATGAACAGAAGTTTCTCGAAGACGTTACACGAATAGTGAAGGAAAACAGATAATTATCAACATTTTAAAAATTTAGTATTATGCCATTAGACAGAAGTAAATGGAAGGCAGCACCGCTCTCAACTGTTAGTGAGACGGTACAGCAAACAAAGCAGTATGACACGTATTTTGGTGGTAAAGGCGAGTATGCTCAGTTCTGGAAACAAAGAGACGGTATCACCGTAAAACGTGTTCTTCCGGCACACGAACCAGGAGACTCTCCCTACGTGCCTATGCTGACAGCGATGCTCAAGTGTGAAGTCGACGAAAAGGACAAGGAAGGAAAAGTAATCGGGAAGAAAATTTCAAACAAGAAAATCTTCTTGGCGACGCTTCACGGTGGTTATCCGTACGACATCATCGAAGAGTACATCAAGCGTGTCTACGAACAGGCTGAACAGTTCCAGGACAAAGAAGAACGTGCTCGCTTCCTGAACCCAATTACGGGTTATCGTATGGGTGGAAAGAACGGTACGTGGGTTCCCGGAATTCGTCCTCAATTGGAGTACGTGTACTATGCTTTCATCGAAGGAAAGATTTACCGTGACAGCCTGAAACCGAAACAGATGGAAGCACTGAACAAAGAGTCTGCTGACCTGTGTGCTCAGAACGACACGGCTGCGATAGATATGTTCAGCGACCCGTCAACTGGTTTCCCTATTCAGTGGAGTCGTGGTAAGGATGAGAATAACAAGACAGTTGAAACGCTCAAGTCGTTACCGCTGAAAGTAGGACAGACATGGGAAGACTACTTTGAGAAGAACGCTGTTCCTGACAAGGTTCTTGAGGAACTTGAGGGATTGCCCAGTCTTCAGAAGTTGTATGTTGATTGCTACGGCAAACGTGACTTCGACTATGCGCTTGACGGTTTGAAACGCTTCGACGACGCCAATTCTTACAAAATCTTTGCTCAGGATGACTTCCTTGATATGGTTGAAGAACTTCAGAACATGATTGAAGAGAAGACAGGTGATAAACCGTCTGGTGCTGATGACCTACCTTTCGGTCCGAGTGAAGAGGAAAAGAAGCCTGAAGCACCTGCGGCTCCGGCTGCTAAGAAAGCAACCCCTGCGGCAAAGGCTCCAGCGAAAAAGGCTGTTACAAAGAAGAAAGCCGAGCCCACACCCGAAGAGAAACTGAAAGTTGTGAACGATGAGTTCATTCGTCAGTACGGTGAAGGATACGAGGAACTTGACCTCGAGGGTGAAGAATTAGAAGAGGCTTATCAGTTGGCTCTGAAACACGAAGACCTCGGATACGACATTGAACACGTTCCCGGATGGGATGGTTCTGATGACGGTGGCGAGGACAATGGTGAAGAGTACGCTGGCGACAATGACGGTGGAGATGAACCTGACCCCGAACCTGAAGATGAAACTCCCGCTCCTACTCCCGGAGTAAAGGCTCCTGCGGACGCTGGTAGTTCATCTGGTCAAAGTGCGATAGACCGTATCCGTGCTATGCGCAACAAAAAGAAGTAAACAATGAGTAATCAGAGTGAGAGTCCAAGCGTTATACACTTGGACTTTCATTTTAAATAATTTCGACAATGAGGAAAGAACCTATCGCAATAATAAGTACAGATAAACATCTCCAAGAGGCGAATGCGCTTGAACTGTTGGATATAGCCGAGCAGGAAATTGCGCTGGCTCAGGAACAGGGGGTTGATACTGTAATATGGCTTGGGGATATCTTCGACTCACGATTAAGCCAACGACAAGAACTTCTCACTTGTCTAACAGAGATGATAGAACTGTATCACGAACATGGTATCACGTTGCTCTGTATTCCCGGAAATCATGATAAGACCGACTATGAGTCAGACGAAAGTTTCTTGACAGCGTATAAGTACCATCCAGGATTCAACCTGTATGAGACTCCTACCTGTATAGACCTGAAAGGGGTTGAATGTCACTTCTTGCCATTCTACGCACAGGACGTATGGTTAGAGAAGTTCGCTGAACTACCTACTCCAAAAAGTAAGACATCAATCCTGTTCAGCCATACAGCCGTACAGGGTTCTATCAACAATGACGGGAAGGTCGTGAATAACAAAATTCCGTTGAAACTGTTCTCAAAGTACGGAAAGGTCATGCTGGGGCACTATCATGACGCTCAACAACCAGGAGCCAACGTGTTTCACCTACCGAGTACCCGTCAGAATAATTTCGGGGAAGATGAGGAGAAGGGATTTACGGTATTGTACAGCGATACGTCCTTCGAGTTCGTAAAGGCTCAATTTGTTCCGTATAAGGAAATAAAAGTTGATGTCCTTAAGACCTCAAAGGAAGAGATATTAAAACTCGCTAAAACGAACACAGATGGCGTCAACGTTCGGATAACGCTTGTGGGAGACCAACAGGCTGTTAAGGCTGTCAACAAAAAAGTCTTCACCGAACACGGTATCTCAGTGAAAGCAAAGTACACGGACGTTGAAGTCACGGAGGCTGAGGAAGCCGAAGTGGTTCAGGAACTGTCCGGAACAGATATAGCCGAAAAGTTCAAAGCATTTTGCGATGAAAAAGGCTACGAATATGATGAAGGATATAAACTATTAAAAGAAGTAATGCAATGGCAGGAGTAGAAGATTTGGTGAACTCCCTACAAAAGAAGTTCGGCAAAGAAGTTGTGGCGGGAAACAATACTCAAGGAGTAGAGTTCGTATCGTCAGGAAGCCTGTCGCTCGACTTGGCACTTGGTGGCGGTTATGCGATGGGTCGTATCATTGAATTGCGTGGTTACGAGTCTTCGGGAAAGACTACGTTGGCTCTGACAGCCTGTAAGAACATACAGGAACAGACAGGCAAAGCGGTTCTCTACATAGACCGTGAAAACGCAATTGACATGGATTATGTAGAAGCACTGGGGGTGAACATATCTCCGGAGATGTTTATTCTGTGCCAGCCAGGAGTTGCGGAAGAATGTTTCGAAATCATGAGAGAGGCTGTTAAGTCGAAAGCAATCGGAGCAATCGTGATGGACTCGGTGGCGGCAATGTTCCCTAAATGTTATTTGGAAGCCGATGTGGGTGATGCTAAGATGGGCGTGCTGGCTCGGCTTATGGCTACGTGGCTTCCCGGATTGATTGGTGACATTAAACTAAACCAACAGTTGGTTATCTTCATCAATCAGTATCGTGACAAGATTGGCGTGGTGTACGGGTCACCGAAGACGACTCCGGGAGGAAAGGCTCTTGGCTTCTACTCTTCACAGGTGTTGGACATTGCGAAGTCGGGTACAGTTGGAGACCGTGGCGAAGAAACCGCTAACCACATCAAGGTGAAAGTTGAGAAGAATAAGGTTGCGCCTCCGTTCAGGAAAGCCGAGTTCGACATTCGTTTCGGTGAGGGAATTGATAAGGCTTCGGAACTGTTACTCGTAGGAGTTGAACGGGGAATCATTGAAAAGGCTGGCTCGTTCTTTAAGTATAAAGGAAAGACGCTGGCACAGGGTCAAGAAAAGGCTCGTGAGATAATTTCAAACGACATTGACCTTGCGGAAGAAATCGAAGAACAAATCATGAAAACAATTTAGTATGGAACTCACCTATTTGCGTTTGAAGAATTTCCTGTCATTCAAGGAACTGAAACATAAGTTCGTGAATGAGCCTGTCTTAATCAAGGGAAAGAACCTGACGGAGATAGAGTCAAAGGAAACGAACGGAGCAGGGAAGAGTACGATGGAAGCAGGGATTGCGTATGCAATCCTTGCTAACTCGCTCAAGAAACAAACACTTGACAGGGACTTAATCCTGTGGGGTGAAGAAGAAGCGGACATCTGGCTTGACATCTACTGCCCGATACGGAAAGAAACGCTGAATATACATAGAACCCTGAGACAGAAAGGTTCAGCGTCATTAGAACTCATGATTAATGAGGAAGAGGGTTCGGTACAGGTCGCAACCGTCAACGACGGAAACGCTTACATCTTGAACTGGATAGGTATATCCTCGGAAGACCTGAAGAGTTTCTATATCCTTAACAAGGAGAATTTCAAGTCATTCGTTTCGTCATCCAACTCCGATAAACTGTCGTTGATAAACCGCTTTATTAAGGCTGAACAGTTAGACGACTCTGACAGCGTAATCAAAGAGAAGATTAAGCCGTTGGAAGAGAAGAAGGCTGTTGCCTTGGGAAAGGTTCAGAAGATAGAGGGTGAATTGGGCGTCTATGAGACACAGTTGGCTGAGGAGCGAGAACGTAATCTTGAGGAGGAACGACAATCGCTTATAGAGCGTATAAACGAACGAATTGACGCTGTCATACAGGAGTACGACGGAGCGGAAAAGAAGATTGAGAATTCCCGGACGGCTATCAAGTTAGCTGAACAGAGTATCAAGGACAACCAGAAGAAAGTTGCTGAAGCCTCTAAGAAGTTAGAGGGATTAGAAGCGATTGACTATAAGGCTCAATATGACTCTCTAACGAAAGAACGTTCTTCGACCGATACAAAGGTAGAGGCAGCGAGGAAGAAGCGTAAAGCAGCACAGGAACTGTCCTCACAGTACACTGCCGAAGCCAACCGCCTCACGGCTATCTTGAAAGGAACTGTAAAGTGTCCGAAGTGTGGAACGGAGTTCGTGACATCAGATGAAACGGTTGATGTTCCTACTACTCGGAAGAAAATTGAAAGCCAGAAGAAGGAAGCCGAGACCCAGGAAAACCTTGCGAAAACAGCGTTGGAAGAACTTAACTCATTTGAGGAACGAGTGAAAAAGTACGACGACAAGTTCATGAAGATACGTGTTCAGGAACAGGGTACAGTCAGAGCCATTCGTGAGGTTCAAGCAGAGATAACAAAAATCCGTGGGGAGATAACCCGAAGCAACCAAATGATATCCTCCTACCAAGAAGATATCAAGCATCAAGAAGGGATTCAATCACGTTGTAACAGTGAGAGCGAACAGTTGGTTGAACAACTTGAAAAGGCTGAACAGGCTGAAATGGAAACCAAGGAAGCCGAACTGGAAGGTCTTGTTGCCCTGACGAAAAAGAAACTCGAAAAGGCAAACAAGGAATACGGAGAGTGCGAGAAACAGGTATCAGACATGGTACAATGGGGATTGCGTTTCAAGGAGTTCAAGATGAGCCTCGCCTGTGAACAGTTACGGATAATTCAGAACTTCGCGAATATGTCCTTACAGAAGCAGCGGTCAGAACTTCGCCTATCAATAGACGGGTTCAAGCGTAATGCGAAAGGGAAAATCAAGGAGGAGATAACTGTATCAGTCATCAATGGCGAGGGCGAATATAAATCATTCTGGTCGTTTAGCGGAGGCGAGAGAGCAAGAATTGAAATGGCTTTGATACAAGCATTTCAGGAAATGATTAACGGAACGAACCAATGGGGAGGGCTTCACTTCCTAATGATTGATGAGGTTCTTGAGGGCACAGACCCGTTGGGCTTGGCTCTTCTACTTGAATCAATGAGCGACGTTCATCATCCTGTATATGTAATCAGTCACGTCATGAATATTCGTGCTGGTGTAACCACTCTCACCGTCGTGAAGGAAAACGGTTACAGTTATATAGAATAATATGGAAAAGAAGCAAACAGTTATCGGAGTAGACCCAGGAAAACAGGGGTTCATCACGGTGATGAAAAGTACAGGTATCAAGCACTATCCGATGCCAAAGGTAGGAAAGGAACTTGACCTGCATGAACTGTCAGAATTGATTATTCAGATATCGGAGGAGTGTGACATCAATAACACGGTTGTCGTGATAGAGGATGTTCACGCTCTACCACGTTCTGCTGCGGGTGCTACGTTCACTTTCGGGGGAGTATGTTATGCGCTCCGTATGGGGTTCATCATGTGCGGTTTGAGGATTGTGCTGGTGACTCCTAAGAAGTGGCAGAAAGAAATGTACGAGGGCATCAAACCGAACCCCGACAAGAAAGTGATGTCAGTGCTTGCAGCGAAGCGGTTGTTCCCTCGACAGGATTTACGTCGGACGGAGAACTGTACGAAAGCCGATGACAACTTGACTGACAGTTTATTAATCGCTGAATATGGAAGGAGGCATTATTTATGAAATATGTATTGTGCTGCCCGAATGAAGCCTGTGAACTTCATGGCGTGGCGTTTACTCCGGGAAAATACGTGATGAAGTACAGTAAAGAACTCAAGAAGATGGTTCCTACTATCGTGGGGAAGCCGTATGAGTGTTCTAACTGTCGCGAACAGATGGTTTTCGAAGAAGTTGAGAGCACTATACCAGAGTTCAGCGTTGGCGTCTTTAAGGGATTGCCTGACGACAAAAAGAAGGAGATACTGCGCCAACGGTTTGACAGGGAACTGAAGCGTGGTGCTGCTGATGAGAAAGAACAACGAAAGAAGAATGCAATAGAAAAAATGATTGGTTATGGAAAATAACGCTGCTAAGAAAGAGTTTCTTGACGCTTGTCGAGGACTTGTAATGAATTGTGACTGTAAGATACTCGTGGTGGAAATCATGGGTGAGTTCCGAGCCTACGTTGCTCCGGAGGTACGGTTGAAGACACGTGAATGTCGATACAATGAAGTACGGGACGCTCAAGAGGTTACACCGCTACTCGCAAACATCGGGCATAACTTCGCCAGTGGAATGACGGAACAGAGACTTCGTGAGCGAATTCAGTCAGTTCACAAAGAGGATTTCAAGTTTGGAACGGATAATTACTTCTGGATTACCAAAGTGTCCTTGAACCAAGGTTAGAGACTTTCATTTTGAATTATTATCTTTGTACCAATAAAGATAATAACGAGTGAAAACTTTAACAAAATCAAGGAATAACGATGGGTACAGACATGATTAATCCTGCTATCGAGACAGGAAAGAGCATTGGGGATTTCGGAATGATGGCTATTACAGCCGGATTCTTTTTGGTGCTGTCAGCACTGATGTGGGTAACTTTCTTCCGCTGGTTTATGAAAGTCATTAACGACACAATGAGCGCACAGCGGGAAACATTCAAAGAACTGTTGGCTGAGACGAGGAATCAAAACATTCAACTCAATAACATATCCGAGGGACTTGCCCCCGAGACGCAAATGCGTATCAAGACGGTCACGAATATGGCGTTCGACCTTGCGGTTGAAAGGGTGTGCCGTATTATTAAGAGGGTTCGCGAAGAGAACCATATCTCGGATAAGGAAGGGACAGCGAAGAAGATAAGACAGTTGCTGACGAACTTACATGAAGACCGAAATTCGAAATTTGACTGTTTTACGTTCCGTGGCAAGAAGTTGTCTTCCTATACGAATACGAAATGGATTGAACAGGTGGCAAAGGTAGTCGAGTCGGAAATTTATAATGATAAAGGGGTGAACAACCAGCGTGCCTTCACCAACGTCGAAGCAGCGTATGCGAAAATCCGATTCGAACTTTACCACAATATGATGGAAGATTAAACCGAAAATTGGACGTTAAGCGTTAAAAGGCTGGGGAGATTGTAGAAATTTCTTCAGCCTTTTGAAGATTTTCAGGGAAAACTCTTTGGAATCTCATGAGAATCCATTACCTTTGTAGTGTCATTAAAAATCAAAGGTTATGAAAAAGTTCAATATTCAATACAACGGAGGTGATACTTTCACAGTTGAAACAACATCAGCAAGAGAGGCTGCTCGTATCGCGAGAAGAACTGGTAGAGATTTGATGAAGTTCAACAATCATTCATCGATGTATTGGGTATGGGACGAGGAAGAGGAAACTCTTCTGTACAGCGTTCACACGTTTAAAGTAGGAAACAAGACAGTCACTAAGATTACAAGCTGTTTAAAAGAAGAAACTAAATAATTTTGTTATGGCAAAATTGAGTCAAGAAAAGATTAACAGCCTGAGAGCCGAGTTGGTGGCTCTGAATAAGGCTTATCGTGAGGGTAATCCTCAAATATCAGATGTTGATTACGACCACATGGTTGAAACTCTGAGAGCGAACAGTCCAGAGGACGAGTTTTTCAAGAAAGGTATTGTAGAGGAAGCCACCGACCGTATGGAGCCGTTGCCTGTCCCTATGTACAGCCTCGAAAAAATCAAGACAATCAAGGACTTCCGCAAATGGTTACAGAAGATGCTTGCGGCAGGTTGTAAGGAGATTGTCGCTACTCCTAAATTCGACGGGATAAGCCTTGTCGTTGATGAAGACGATAAGAGAGCGTGGACTCGTGGTGATGGGGTAGAAGGACAGTTGTCAACGAAACACTTCGACCGTATGTTCAATGGCGAGGGCGAGCATCCGGAACCACACCTCATGCACACGTGGGGTGAGGCTATCATGAAGAAGAAGACCTTTGCTCATCTCAAGGACAACCAAGCCGACTTCGCCTATAAGAACGCTCGTAATATGGTTGCCGGAATATTCAACTCTCCGGACGGCTGGAACAACCGCTTCATGGCAAACGTGGACTTCGTGCGTTATGGCTCTGACCTTACAGGCGACAAGTCAAGCGTTCTCGAAGAATTGAAAAGAACGTTCCATAATGTTACTCCGTATGTCAGTTTCTTGATTGAAGAGATAATGGAACTCGACGATGAGGAAATGAACCTGTTGCTTGATGAGGAACTTCATGACAGGTTTGATGCTGAATACAAGATTGATGGCGTGGTGATAGAAGTCGATGAAGAAAGCGTCCGTGAACAACTGGGACGGCTTCCTAACGGAAATCCCGCCTATGCTATTGCGTTCAAGAAGGAAGAGTGGTGTGACGTGTACCAGACAAAGGTTATCAGTATAGAAAAGGGAATAGGGAAGACAGGTGTTCTGAACCCTGTAATCATCATCGAACCCGTTGAGATTAACGGAGCAACCGTATCCCGAGCCACAGCGTATAATGCAGCCTACCTGATTGACCAGCATATCTGTGAGGGAGCGTTCATCGAAGTAACACGTGGAGGAGACGTTATTCCTAAACACTTGAAGACGATTGAGTACAACGAGAATGCGTACACCGATATGATGGATGACCTTGTTATCTGTCCGTCCTGTGGTGAACCGCTCAAATGGAACGAAACGCACGTTGACCTTGTATGCTCAAATGAGTCGTGCAAGGAAAGAGTAATCTCTGGTATGGTGTATTTCTTCCGCACGATGGGTTGCGAACAGTTTGAAGAGCCTACGATACGTCGTTTGTATGGACACGGCTATAAGACGATAGACACAATTCTTGAGTCACACGTTGCGGAGTTCCAGAACCTGTTAGGGAAGTCAAAGGGGAAGACCGTTTCAAGTCAGATTGAAAAGGTTCTTGCCGGAGTACCGTTGGCTCGTTACTTAACAGCCATAAATGTATTTGACGGAAAGATTGCCGAGGCGACCTGCCAGAAAATCTTAGACGGCTTGAACGGGGAAACGGTTGAGAGGCTGCGTGACCCAAACAGTTATGCGCTCACTGCGGAGTCTGCGGTCGCCCTAAAGCACGAATGTGAACTCATTCCGGGAATAGGTGAGGTGCTCGCTTTGACGTTCGTAAAGGGGTTAAAAACGTATCTTTCGAGGGGAAAAGACAGAAGAGTCGTTATTACTTATGTACAGTCGCCAAAGGTTGAGACTCCTGATGGAGTCGAACAAATGTTTGTCTGTATGACAGGATTCCGGAATAAGGAACTTGAAAAGGCTCTTCAGGCTCAGGGGCACGTGGTGTTGAACGGTGTAACCAAAGAATGTACAGTTCTTGTGGTAGCCGATATCAATTCAACCTCCTCTAAGATGAAGACCGCTAAACAAAGAGGACTTCGTATCGTAACGAGAGAGGATTTTGAAAATGAGATATTGTGATGGAATAGGACATATTTATTGCATATGCTGTCTGGCTAATGGGAAACTTTACATTGAAATGTCTGAAGCGAAAAGGAGGAATCGTTATGAGATATTGGTATAGAGACCATGATTGGTGGTACATTGGCTTTTCCTACGACCCTGCGTTGGTGACTTCGGTAAAGAAGTTCGCTGGGGCAGGATATAATCCCCAAAATCGTGAATGGTACATTCCGTTCTCACTTGTCACGGTGAATCCGTTGAAGAAGTGGCTTGAGGAGAACGGATTCAAAGAGGGGATGAACTACGTTCCCTCTCGTCGTGTGATTGATTATGAGGAACCCGAAGAGGTGATAACAGCCGAGGAAGTTGAGCAAGCCTGTAAGGAAATTGGGCTGAAACGTGTACCTCGTTCCTACCAGTGTGAGGGGGTTGCGTATATGATTAATCATGGGAACTGTATCAATGGGGACGGGTGCGGTCTTGGTAAGACAGGTCAAACGATTATTACAATTGAGTTAATGGATGCTTTCCCAACTCTAATTATTACTCCAGCGTCTGTGAAGTACAACTGGAAGAAGGAGTGGGAGAAATGGAACCCCAATCGAAAGATAGGTGTGATTGAGCGCAAACGAAAGTTTGACACCGAAGTGTGGAACAACGATGTTGTCATCATCAACTATGATGTGCTCGGAGAACGTAACATGGAGAAACCGACCGCAAAGTTCAAGGAACTGTTACGAAAGTATTGGGCATCCTGTGCTATGGATGAGATACACTTCCTGAAGAGTGAAAAGGCTCTTCGCACAAAGATGGCAAAGAAGATTGCTAAACGAATTCAGCACGTATGGGGATTGACAGGTACATTGATTCAAAATAAGCCGTCTGACCTGATACAGCCGTTCAAGATAATTAGACGGTTCGAAGATATATTCGGAGCCGACCTCGACTTTAAGTACAGGTATTGCAATGCGAAGCAAACGCCATATGGCTTCGATTTTAGTGGGTTCAGTAATCTTGAGGAACTTCATGAACTGTTACGGATGGGAGGCTATATTAGACGAAATAAACGAGACGTCCTCACCGAGCTTCCACCGTTGGTTGAGCAAACAGTTGATGTTCCTATAACCAACGCAAAAGAGTACAGGCGAGCCGAGTCTGACCTGATAGCCTATCTTGAGAAAATAGACTTGGAGAAAGCAAACAGTGCAGTGAACGCTCCACACCTTGTAATGATTAACACGCTCAAGACGCTGTCAATCAAAGGGAAGTTGGCGTTCGTACAATCGTATATCAAGGATTGGTTAGAGGCGAATGAAGAGGAATCACTTGTCGTGTTTGGTGTACATCGTGAACCGCTTCAGGAGCTGGCGAAGTTCTTTAAAGCACCCGTAATACAGGGTGGAGTTTCATCAGAGAAGAAGCAACAAATCGTGAATGAGTTTTCTGAGAAGAAACATCGCTTGCTCTTCGCCAACATTCAGTCGGCTGGCACAGGTACGGACGGTCTTCAGGAGAATTGTAGTAATCTCTTCTATATTGAGTTGCCTGATAAATCAACGGACTTGGAACAAACGAACAGCCGTCTTGAGCGAATGGGTCAAAAGAATAGCATAAATATTACTTACCTATTATCTCCCGACACGATAGACGTCGAAATGAGAGAAACTGTTAAGGATAAGAGCCTTATAACAGGGGTGGTGAACAGGGGGCAAAGCGAGAACGAACTGTTGGCAAGGAAATTCTTACAGAAACATCTGAAATGACGGAAACTCGAGCCATCGGGAGCCGTTATGTAATTATCGAATAATTTAGTGATAACAATGGGCAAAATTCAATTCAAAGCAAAGTTCTTCGGTACGAAAGAACGTAAAGGACAAATCAAGAAACAGGCAGAATTCGTTATGGCTGTCAGTGAAGACAAAGTTGAGGATGCTCTCCGGTTACAGGGGTGGCAAACCATACACGGCTTAAAGATAAGAAAGGTTGAGTGATATGGTTCCAAAAGAGAGGATTAATATAACAATATTCACCGACGGAAGTTGTAATGCAAAGAGCGACCGGAAATTAGGTGGGTTCGGGGTGTACATTCCTTATGGAAATCAGGAGATACACCTGAGAAGAGGCTTTTGGAACACGACGACATCTCGTATGGAGATGAAAGCGTTGCTGGCAGCAATACAGATGATAGACCCAGACGTCTATACAAAGGTTCATGTCGTAGCCGACAGCGAGTTCGTGGTGAATGCCTTCAAGAAGTCTCTACTTTCACAATGGCGAGCCAACGGGTGGTGGGGAGTTAAGAATCCTGAACTTTGGAAAGAAATCCTGAAAGAAATTGAAAGCCGTCGAAAGATGGTGTTCGGTATATCACACATCAACGGACACGGGAAAGACCTGTCCGACCCGTTGGTTTACGGTAATGCCTGTGCGGACGCTCTGGCGAATTATAAGACGCAAGACAGTTACGTTCAGGACAGACCGCTTGAGGGGTTCAGTTGGTTCCACCATGATGGCTCTGACGCTGTTTTCCCTGAAAAGACTGAGATGTTTGAACAACTGAATAAGATGGGAGACGTGAACATTATAGGCGATTGCTTCTACGCAAGTGAAGAGGAGTTGTTTGAACGGGTTAATGGAACATATCTGTTTGAGTCGTATTATAATGGGCAATTGGACATCGATTATAAAGTAGAAAAGATTTAGTATATGGCGAAATTAGATGAGTATAAACAAGCGATAGTTGACGAATACCAAAGTACGAACAGGAACATTTTCGTCAGTGCAACGGCAGGGAGTGGAAAGACATTCACTCTCTGTAAGTTAGCGGAGATAACTCCTCCTATAAAGAGTTCAATATTCTTGGCGTTCAATAAGTCAATCGCAGAGGAGTTGGGTCAGCGACTCCCAAGAACCGTAAAGGCTTCCACCCTACATTCGTGTGCGTTGTCAAGTCTGTGTAAAGCGTTCAGCCTGAATTTTGCACTGTCGGATTCAAAGAACTTTAATCTGGCGAAAGAGAAGATGAACTTCAAAGGGGTTCATTCAAAACGTATTCCAGGAATGATAATGAAGATATGTAGGCTCTACGACCTCATGCGTTTTAACCTCGTACAAGACGATGTAGAGGCAATAATATCATTGGGTGAGAGGTACGGTGAGGAGGCTGACGAAAATCTCGCTAAGAGAGCAATAGAACTCCGTATTCTCAATAAAAAGATTGCTGATAATTACTTCCTAAAAGGTGGGTCGGGAAAACTACCTATGGACTTCACCGATATGTTATACTATGCGACTCAATACGTTCATCGGGATGACTTCAAACAGTACAATGTCGTTATGCTGGACGAGTGTCAGGATATCAGCCCATTACAGTTTGAGGTCGTGAAGATGTGCAAGACACCACGAGGTCGCCTGATAGCAGTAGGGGATGAAAAGCAATCAATCTATTCATTCATGGGGAGTAATCTTGACTCGTTACAGGCTATCAAGAACGCTCCTAATACAGTGACGCTGCCTCTGTCAATGACATATCGTTGCGCTCAGGATATAGTTGCCGAAGCCTGTAAAGTGTTCCCCGATGGTATAGTGGCTGCTCCTGGAGCGGTTAAAGGGTTCGTTGGGGACGGTACATTTAAGGACGCTCAGGAAGGGGATTTCATTCTGTGCCGGAATAACGCTCCGTTGGTTGACGCTTTCATCACCCTGTTACGGCAGGGGAAGAAGTGTACAATTCTTGGGAAGGAATTCGGTGATGAACTTGTATCGCTTATAGACAGCGTCGAGGACGTATGGGGACTTGAACAGGTTCTTGAGAACATGATAAGTAAGTTGCAGAAGAAGGGAGTTAAGAGTCCAACCAAGTGTGAGGCATACGACAAGTTGAATGAGAAAGTGAATGTTTTGTTGAGCCTGTACGAATATTTCGGTGATTTGGAAACCGTGCGCTCCCGGATTTACGATATATTTGTAGAGAACGCCAGTCGTGGTATTACGCTGTCGACAATTCACAAAAGTAAGGGACTGGAAGCGGACAGAATATTCTTTCTTCAGCCGGAACTCCTACCAAGTAAGTATGCGACAACTGAACTGGCTTTATATGCTGAAAAGTGTCTCCAATTCGTGGCTATAACACGTGCGAGAAAGAGTTTAATATATTGTTAAATAATTTGAATTATGGAAGAAGTAAAGAAACAGACCCCAATCGACCTGTATCTGATGGTTCCTCATCAAGTGTACGAGGGTGGTAAACAGTCAGTGAAAGTCTGCCTGTTAGCATGCAAGAAGATTAAGGCTTTTGCAGGATTTCTACCTACGAAAGAAATTCTTGAAACTCATTTCCAGGCTGAACGGGTTCGCATTGAAATGGCGAAGCAGGAATCCGGGAATGAGAACACGTACCGACCTCAACCCTTGTATCTTGAAGTAGAAAGTAGTATATTTGCGTCTATTGTTTCGGAAGCCAGAGCGAAAGACAAAGCGTTGGGAACCCCTGACGTGCTCGCTTTGACGCTGGGTTCATCGATGCCGTGCTGCATTATAGCAGAACGCAAGGAAGAACCCGCACCGAAGCCCAAAACAGTTCGTAAAAAGAGAACCAAGAAAATTGAAGAGAAACATGATTGAAAAGGACAGTCGACCAGTGGTCGGGGAGTACGTGTTTTTGAGCAAGTATTCCCAAACCCATGATGGGAAAAAGGAAACATGGCAGGAAGCCGTGAACAGAGTAATGGATATGCACTTGAAACGCTATTCCGGTATGGTGAAGCCTGAGGACGAGGCTGAGTTCAGTAAAATGTTTGCTCACGCATACAGCCTGTATTCCGAGCAACGTGTATTGGGAGCCCAGCGTGCGTTACAGTATGGTGGAGAATTGATGTTAGAGAAGCACGCTCGCTTCTATAACTGTTCCTCTACCTACGTTGACCGTGTACGTGTATTCGAGGAAATCATGTATCTGTTGCTCTGTGGTGCTGGGACAGGTTACAGCGTTCAGCACGTTCACACGGATAGACTTCCTGTACCCAAAGGATTTGATAATTCAAAGCAGGCTGAGAAATTCGTGATACCTGATACGATTGAGGGGTGGGCAGAGGCTGTTGGTAAGATGATGACCGCTTACTATTATGGTGGTGCGGACATCGAGTTCGACTATTCAGCAATCCGCCCGAAAGGTGCATACATCAGAGGGGGATTTAAGGCTCCTGGACCCGAACCGTTGCGTCAGGCGATAGAGAAGTGCCACCACATCATTACACGCATTAAAGGACGGAAATTGAGACCGTTTGAACTTCACTATCTTATCTGTATCTGTGCGAACAGCGTGGTGACAGGGGGTGTGCGTCGTTCAGCGATGATAAGTATCTTTGACGCTGACGATGCTGAAATGGCTGCGTGCAAAACAGGTAACTGGATAGCAACGATGCCGGAACTGTGCCGGAGTAACAATTCAGCAGCCATCCTACCTGATACACCGAAGGAAGTGTTTGATAACATTTACGAGAATACCAAGTTGTATGGGGAGCCAGGATTTGTATTCATCGATTCTCCGTGGTTTGTATTCAATCCCTGTGGAGAGGTAGGTATGTTTCCACAAATCAAGGACGAGAACGGTGATTATCATACGGGTTGGGGATTCTGTAATCTTGCGGAAATCAACGGTGGTAAGGTAAAGACAGTTGAGGATTTCTATGCTGCCTGTGAAGCAGCCTCCACTATCTGTACGTTGCAGGCTGGTTACACGAATTTCCGTGTGCTTGAGAAATGGTCACAGTTGATAGCCGAGCGGGACGCTCTTATCGGTGTGGGCATTACAGGTCTCTGTGAGAACCCTGCTATCCTGTTCGACCCAGAAGTACAGAAGCGTGGTGCTCAAATCGTTGTAGAAACCAACAAGAAGATTGCGCGAATGATAGGTATCAATGAGGCTGCACGGTGTACAGTTGTGAAGCCGTCTGGGAACAGTTCACAACTCCTCGGAACCTTGTCAGGAATAACTGCCGGACACGCTCGTCACTACATTCGTCACATTCAGGCTGCGGATACTGAACAGGCTGTTCAAGAGTGGGAACGTGTCAATCCGGATATGGTAGAAGCGAGCGTTTGGGCTCCTGACCGTGAAAAAGTTATTGCCTTCCCCGTTACACTTCCCGAAGGAGCGTTGCTGAAACAGAACCTGACAGCAATCGAATTCCTGAAATATGTTCTCTTAACGAAACAGAACTGGATTGAGTACGGTACGAACCTGACTCATCCTTCTACACTTGACAATCCGAAACTTCGAATGAACGTGTCAAATACCTGTACAGTTCGCCCAGATGAATGGGATGAAGTACGGGAGTTCCTGTGGGAACATCGTGACCAGTTTGGTGGTATCAGCCTGTTATCATCATTCGGTGATTTGGACTATCCTCAAGCACCGTACACCGAAGTTCTTGACGAGGTTGAGTTGGCGGAACGCTACGGAGCAGGAGCAATTCTGTCGAGCGGTCTTATCGTTGATGCGAATGACGTGTTCAAAGATGTTTGGGAAGCCTGTAACGCAGCGATGGGGTTGGCTCCACAGTTGCTTACAATCAACGACAAACAGATAGCCGACTTCGTTGTTGAGAATATCAAGGGCGGACGTTTCCTCGTTGACATTGACGGTATCTGTTTCTCAGACGTGAACTGTGTCATTGACTACCTGAAACGACGTGTCGAAAGACGGTTGGATTGGGTGCGTCGCTTCAATTCGTTTGCCGACAAGTATATGGAAGGCGACCGTCAGAAGACATCGTATTGTTTGAAGCACGTAAACGCATACCACAAGTGGCAAGCCATCTGTCGGATGAAGCCTGTTTCCTACGACAACATCGTATGGGAAGAACCGCTTAAACAGGCTGGCAGTGAAATTGCGACAGCTTGTGCCGGAGGTGCGTGTTCCCTGGAGGAGATGAGAGGATTGAAAAAGTAAATACGTTATATTTGTATCCATCAATTAAAATGGTGCAAATATGAAAGAAAAAGTTTTAGGAGAAGTTTATCTTATAACCTGTTTAATTACAGGAAAACAATATGTTGGAATAACTATTAGAGGGTATCTGAATAGATGGAAAAAGCATTTAGCACAGTCTAAAACGAAAGGAACTGGTCTTCATGAAGATATTCATAAATATGGTGAAGATGCTTTTAAAATAGAAGTTTTAGAAAGTAAACAGTATGCAAATCGGGATAGACTGGCTAAATGGCTTTTTAATCGAGAACGGTTTTGGATTTCTCATTTAGATACCTATTTAAATGGGTATAATTTGACGGAAGGTGGCGATGGTGTTGCTGGGGCGCATAAATCTAAAGTCATTAGAAACCTTATGAGGGAAATGATGAAGGATTTATACGAAAGACATCCAGAAGAAAAGTTTAATCGAACTCGTCGTGCCCACGAAGAAGCCAGAAAGCCTGAAAATAGAAAACGAATGTCAGAACTTCAGAAAAAGCGATATGAAGAAATGACTGAGGAAGAGCGTCTGGAACATATTGAAAGAACAAAGCAAGGTCTGGATAATCTTCCTATTGAAACAAAAGAACGTATTAAAAAGACTCAATTTAAGAAAGGACAAGAAACATGGAACAAAGGATTAGAGACTCCTGAAGATGTTCGGCTTAAAATTTCAAACAGTGAAAAGGGTCGAAAGGCTTGGAACAAAGGAGTTTCAATGCCAGAAGAACAAAAGGGAAAAATTTCTGAAAACCGTAAAGGAATCGCTGCTTGGAATAAGGGGAAGAAAGTCGAAAGGAAAGAAGTGTGTCCTGTTTGCGGAAAGTTAATTTGTTGGAACATGATGAATAAACATATAAAAGCGAGGCATACGAAGAAATAAATCAAGAAATTGCCCAGTCTTCGGAACCTGACTCCGGGACTGGGCGTTTTTAAATAAAAATCGATTAAGTGTAATAAATATGAATGTAAAGATTTTATTCAACAAATCTGCTCAAGAGGCTCTTTTCGAAGGAATTGATGAACTCGCTAATGCAGTATCTTCTACTCTCGGTCCCAAGGGACATTCAGTAATCATTGACAAAGGGTATGGCATTCCTCACATCACGAAAGATGGTGTAACAGTTGCCCGTGCGTACGATACCGACGACCCAATGAAACGTATGGGTGCGACGCTTGTTAAGACTGTTGCGGCAAAGACTTGTGACGAGGCTGGTGATGGTACAACCACAGCCACAATCCTCACCCGTGCGCTCATTAAAGAGGGTATGGCTGTTCTTCCTAATGTCAAGAACCCACAGCGTTTCAAAGAAGGAATGGAGGCTGCTCGTTCGGAAGCCGTTTCGTTCATCAAAGCGATGGCGAAGGAAATCGGTGAGACTGAGTTCGACCGTGTAAATCAGATTGCCACTATCAGCGCAAACGGTGATGTGGAGGTTGGTTGTATCATTTCTGAGGCTATCGGAAAGGTAGGAAACGACGGAGTGATTACGGTTGAGGAAAGCAGCAAGGGAAATGAAACCACAGTCGAAGTGACCACAGGTTTTCAGTGGGAGAAAGGCTTGGTGAACCCGTACTTCGTTACAGACCCAGAGCGTATGGAATGCGTGCTTGACAAGCCGTATATTCTCATCTTTGGTCAGAACATCAACTATCCCCAGGAAATCCTTCCTATTATTCAGACGGTGTACACTGCGAAACGCAGCGTTCTTGTCATTGCTCCTAATGCGTCAAATGACGTTATCAAGTTCCTCGTGACAAACATTCAGCAGCAGAACGGGTTGAAAGCCTGTTTCGTAAAGGCTCCCGGATATGGTCAAATCCAGAAGGACATGATAGAGGACTTGGCTGTTAAGGTAGGTGCAAAGGTGGTAGGCGATGAGTTTGGACGTCCGCTTGACCAACTCGGTACAGACTGGCTGGGCGAGTGTGAACGTACAGTCGTTTCTACTAATCGTACAATCCTCGTAGGAGGCGTTGGTACGGAAGCCGATATAAATACCAGAGTAGAGGCTATTAAACATCTAATGGAGGAGAATACGAACTCTTACGACCAAGAGAAGTATCGTGAACGTATTTCGAAACTTACAGGGGGAGCAGCCGTCGTTTATGTAGGTGCGGACAGTGAGGTAGAGATGAAGGAACGAAAAGACCGTGTTGACGACGCTATTGCTGCAACTCGGGCAGCGTTGGAAGAGGGATACGTTCCTGGAGGCGGTACGGTTCAGTTGAGAGCGTCAGACCACCTACGCAATATGCCTTCACTTCACGAGGAGCATCCTGACTTCATTATCGGTTGGAATGTAGTGGCTCAAGCGTTGATGGCTCCGTTCAATCAGTTGTGTGAAAATGCTTCTGTGAACGCAACCCGTATCGAAGTTGACCTGACGAAAGACAACGACCCAATGTGGTGGAAAGGCTTTAACCCTGTTACTGAGAAGATAGAAGATATGTTTGAGGCAGGAATCATTGACCCTGCGAAAGTGCCAAGAGTGTCCCTTGAAAACTCTGTTTCAGTCGCTATTCAGTTCTTGAATACGTCCTGTGCTATGTCCGCAAATGATGAACCAAATAAAAAGTAAATACTATGAGTCAGAAACAAATCCGAAGAGGGGATATTGTACGCATCCGCCATAATAACAGTGGTCATCAATTCAAAGAAAACACTTTGTGCGTCGTATTGGATACGTATCCGAAACGAGCCGAATTCCCCGACAGGTTCAAATGTGCAACCCGAACCGAGTGGTGGTACGTTGATATTAAAGACATCACGCTGTTCTCGCGAAACAAGAACGAGGATGACGATTATTAATCATTAAATAGAGACGATTATGTTTTTCGAAGTAAGAACAAAACGGTTGACAGTCACCGAGCGCAATGCGTATAAGACCGTCAAGGAACTGTGGCTGTTCCAAGTTGAAAGTTACACCGAAGCCGAGGCTCGTGTGACAGAGTTCATGAACAAACAATTCAAGGGAGAGGACTTCTCTATTCCTAAGATTCAACCGTCAAAGATACAGCGTGTTGAAAAGACAGACGGCTGTGCTGATGAAGACCCGTTCTACAAAGTTAAGATTGAACTCCTGAGCGAAAATGACAAGGGTAAAGTGGTGAAAGAACCGTTCTTCATTCTGGTTCGTGCTGAAAGTCCTGAGGCTGCTATTGAGGTTGGTAATGGTGTGGGCGATGAAGAAGCACCGTCTTCTGAAACTGTTTCCGCTACGAAAACCAAGTTCACAGGGGTTGTCATGATAACCGTTCCGAAGAAAGAAGCAGCGAAGTCGAAAGCAGAGGCTCCTAAGGAAGAGGAACAACCGAAGACTCCTGCTAAGGCAGCGAAGTCGAAAAAGAAGTAACATTCAGTAACAATCAAGAGTGGCTGGGAAACCAGCCACTTTCATATTTAGGAAGATAATGGCAGAAAAGAAACAACCCATCCCGAAACGTGTAATTACGGAAGCCGACGTTGACCGTATCATGAGAACGGCTCCTGATTACATTACGGAAGCATCGGACGAGGTGAAGGACTTGTTTGTCGCTGCTGAATGGGCAAAAGAGGAACGAGACCTGTCTCCTAAAAGATATTTCGACCTCGTGCTAAACGAGGGTACAGAGGAAGAGAAAACAATCAATATAGACTTCCAACAGACGGTGAATGTGGGGGCAGTTGTCAAGACGCACGGTGGGGACATTACGGCTGTTCGTTCAGCCAACGCCAAGCGTCTTCAATACTTACAGTTAGACCGAGCCTACCAACGAGCCGTGTTGGAACTGAATAAAGCCATGGGAGTCCGTTCCCGGAAGCCTCGTAACATTGTCGACTATACAGGCACGATAATGGAACTCTTTGGGAAGTTCTATACCGTTACCGATGTCGCCAAGGTTATGGCGAAGGAATACAAGATTAAGGTTCCGGAGGAAGAACTGAAGAAGTTCTATGTTGAGAACCGAGACTTGATTACCAGACGTCGAGCCGAGTACGTGTTACAGAATAAGGACTTTCGTATAGCAACGGAAACAGGTCGTCTTGAAGTCCTTAATCAAATGTTGGTAGAGGTTGAAATCAAGAACAGGGCAGCAGGGGGAAGTAACGTCGATTACTGTAACCTTATACTCCGTATCATTGAACAGGCTCGAAAGGAAGTTAAGGGGAACGAAATCAAGATGACCGTTGATGGTCGTATTGATATCAACGCCACACTTCACGCTGAGACCAACGTAATGACGGTCATGAAGCAGATGTCTATCAATGCGTTGGTAGTTGGCTTGACGGCTGCAAAGGTAGGGTTGAATCCAACCGTGTTGATATCACAGTTGGCGTCCTCATGGTATGCGAAGTTCAACGGGTTCAACGGTAACTTAATGGACGGTGAACAGGTACAGTTGCCGTCGGCACTGATTAAGCAGTACGACTGGGACCAGATAGAGCGAGCCTCTAAAGAGTTCGTTCAGGAGTTTACCCCTATCACGGAAATCATTGATGAGAAGGAACCTGAGAAGCAAACCACAGCCGAAACAACTCGTAAGAATATGCTCCTACGATTGAAGTCAATGAAGGCAGCGAAGGCACAGGAAGACAACCGTGCCAACCCTGTTACACCTGACGACAAGGATATGAGCCTCAAGGAGAATGGTATGGTATTGGCTCCGGAACCAGATGAACCCGAAGAGCCGAAAGGTGAGTTCGAAATAGACTATAATCTTAACAAGCATTACAAGCAGAAGAAGAATATGCGTGTAAAGGGTTCGATAGGAGAGTCTATTGCTCGTCACAAGGCACAAAAAGAAGAGGGTGAGGTAAATGTAAACAAAGCTGAGGCAGAAGCCGCAGCGAGACGTGAAAGACGGAAAGCACGTCGCGAAGCAAAGAAGAAAGGAAACAAGGATGAATGATAACGATTATTTCTTCGTAGACCGTTCCGCTGAGCATAAGGCAAGGCGAGAGCGGTTGGCTCACAATAATGATGAGAACCCTAACTATCTCAAGACTCGTAAGCATTATGCGTGGTGGAAATACATAAGGCTTCGAAGCAATCATAAATAAATTTCGTTTAACAATTTAATTTCAAAGATTATGCAAAAAGACTTTTTGACAATCACCCCAGACTCTGGGGGGTCACAGGAAGTGACCGTTGCGGTTCCCGCAAACACTGGTAATGCTCGTTCCTCTACGATAACCATTCAGGGGGGGTATCACTCGAACCATTAATGTAGCTCAAAGCGCAGGAAGAAGAAGTGTGACTGAGTTGCAATATAATTTTGACAGCTTCGCTGGGACAAGTAAAGGGTGGATAACTCCTTCTGGGACTATTGAGGCAAATTTCGCAGGCCAATTCGTCACACCAGAATTTCGTTTGCGAAAAGCTGTTTATGAAGGAGATACTCTGATATCAGAAGATTTCAGCAAAGAAGGAAATACACGGGTGACAGTTACTCCTACGAATACTTCGTATTATGATGTCACTAATACCAGCCAATATGGGACTCGGGTTCAGTTTTTAAAGAAATCTGGAGCACCGTCTTCAGTTTCTTGTTATTACGATATAAAGGTTGAATATATGGGAACAGGTGGTTCCGCAACTGGAACTTTTCATTTGTATAATTAAAAAGAAAGGGGAGCTGATGAGGCTCCCCTGTTTTGTAGGTTGTAAGCGGTTACTCTCCCTCGGGAGTAACATTGTAGGAACGATTCATCCACGCTTCCTTTTCCATGCTTTCAATCATGTCCTCGAGGAAGTTCAGAGTGGCGAGGTCGTTCTGAGGGATTTGTTTGTGAATGTCACGAATAGAACGTATCATCCTATCCCAATCATCACGAATGATTTTCCACATATCAATCGCCTGAGGAACTCTTTCATCCATCTTAAACTCCTGAATGTGGTTGTTCTGTAACATAGCTTCCATAGAACCCAACGGACGTTTACCGAGCGCACGGATACGTTCAGCAACATCATCAACCCGTTCAATTTCAGCTTCATAAAGTTTCAGCATTCCTTCGTGATAGGAACCAAATGAGTTTCCTACGACGTTCCAGTGAAACTGCCATGTCTTCAGCAACAGCGTGAAGTGGTCGGCAAGCAAACCATTAAGCAAGAGAGCACTACGTTCGAGCTCTTCTGCAGTCAAACCAGTCTTAATCATTGTTCTTTAATATTAAAGAGTTTATAAACAGTTATATAACGAGTACAAAGGTACAAAGAATAAATTCTTCAGGAAAATCTAAGAATATTCCGGATAAATCATTGGATATATCAAAAGAATGACTAACTTTGTTGCGTCAAACAATAAATCAACGGAATAATATGAAGACTTTAATAGAATTAAAACAGGCTGCTGAGAGTAAAGGTTTACGGTTCGAAGTAAACAAGTGGGACCCGACTATCTATCGTTGGGAGACCGATAAAGTTCCTAATCCTGACTTCATGAAAATAGAGATTGGTATTGAGTACCGTCCTAACATCTGGGCATGGTTTGACGGGTTCTGTAAGGAAGATGTCAAGGATGATGATTTAACCCTGTTCTTTCGAGAAACGTATAATTGCGTATGCGGTCGTCAGAATAAGACTTGGAGAAGAGGCTTCAAAGTTGAGCGACAACTGTTTGGAAATGATAACTGATAACCAGAGGGAGTTCACGCTCCCTCACAAATAATTTCGTAGATATGAAAGATGAACCAAGAAACAGAAGTGTGTGGGAACGTATGAAGATGGCGTTCCGTCTATTGTTTAGTGTTAAAGCGTTGGAGCCTGTCTATAAGGAAGGCTGGGAAGATGGTCGTAGAGGACTCTATGACGATTATAAGGTCATGAAGGAAACCATTGAGCCATTCATGAAAAAGGTTCATGACAAGGCTTGGCACATGGATAGTGCTATCGTTATCCCAGGAATGATACCAACGGAACTGTATCGTATGCCGTTCATTCCTGCTGAGGATATTCTCGGACCAGCCGTAATGGTTGGGACCAGTACGTGTCCGCCTGAAAGGATTAAAATGAGGTATTACACGTTCCGCCAGGATACAATCCAGAAAGCGTTTCAAGCGGACAGCCGTTTCGCCTTGGATATTCGTGCGGGATATAATGAAGCCTCTAAATGTCTTGCGAGGTTCCTGTTGGAGAATGGGTTCGTGAAACATCAGGTTATCGCCAACGGAACGTCTCCATACCCTACATTCGTATTCTTCACGAATGTGATGAAACAGGTGTAATCACGTTATAATAGTGCGGTAAATCTGCCGTTGGATTGCACTTAAATATTGCGAGGTTGAGCCGGACTGGGAAGTTCGGCTCAATTTATTTTGAAGAATTCCCGAGGAAACTCTTTGATATCTCAATCCGAACCACTACATTTGTACAGTCAAATCAATAAAACAATGTAATATGGAATTCAAAGAACAATCCGTCCCGACTGGTATCTTGCTTAAGATACGCAAATTACAGGCTCTTGCCGAAAGAGGAGTAGGTGGTGAAGCCACGAACGCAAAAATCCTATTGTCTGCCTTGTGCGAGAAATACGGTATCGATGAGTCAAAACTTGATGAAGAAGAGAAACAGTGGTATGAGTTCGAAATGAGAACATCAGTTCAGAAACTGTTCTTACAGTTGTACGTCAGTGTATATGGTACGACTGAACGCTATCTCAAGGAAGTTGAACTGTGGAAGAGAGGTCGTAAGAAGATAGTGAAATGTAAGTTCACCCGTGCTGAATATATTGAGTTCAGTCAGATGTGGGAGTGGCACAGAAAGAACTATTTGGCTGAACGTAAACGCATGAGGGAACTGTTCCAGATAGCCTACTACGATAAATTCAAGATGTATGCTTCAGAGACCTGTGACGAGTATGAAGCCAAGCGGTCAAAGAAGAAAGATAACGACCTCACAATGGAGGATATATTAGCGATAAACATGATGGCAGCAGCCTGTAAGAACAAATCCTTCTACAAACAAATTGGGGAGGTAAACGACGACGAAGACGACGAGTAATGATTTCCCCGAAAATAATCGGGGATTTCTTTTGATATGTCAATCTTTATACATATATTTGCTTCCGTAAATCAAACAAGTGTAATCATGAGAAAGAAAACATCACATCGCGAGAAGGACTTCGGTCTGGTTCAAAGAGCCTTATGTGGCGACCAGGATGCCTTCACAACGATATTCAAGAAGTACAATGTTATCCTCACTATACAGATTGGTGAGATTATCAATGACAAAGATTTAACAGCCGACATCGTAATGGAAACATTCGAGAAGGCTTTCGAGCGGTTGGAACGCTTCCAGCCGGACTATCAATTGAGTGCGTGGTTAGTCCGTATCGGTAGGAACTGTGCGATAGACTATTGGCGTAAGAAGAACCAAGTGAATATCGTCAGCATTGATGAGGGGTTCGACGATACCGAGGATGACCGACCTACGTTACAAGTAATAGACGACAGCCGTACACCTGAAGAATCCCTGTCGTTCAATCAGCGAATAGAATATGTAAAGAGCGTCATGCAGAAGATGCCGTCGACATCAAGACGGGTTATTCAGATGCGGTTCTTTGATGACTTCACCTACGAAGAAATGGCTGATGAATTGGGGTTCACTCTTCAACAGGTCAAGAACGCTATACATAGAGCGAAGCGAGACCTCATTGAACTTATAGAGTTGCAGGCATACGATGACGTCCTTCACAAATAAAAGAGGAGTTCGTCATAACGCTATACAGGTATGAGAATGACAAGTTATTTCAGGTCTCTTGTTAAGTCAGGGACATTGGACAGCAGTAAATCGTTTGCCTTGCTGCTGTCCGTAATTATAGGAGCCATTATCGGTTTAGTGGTGTGCTTCTGTCTTATTTGGGACGTCGTGACCAACGGGTACATCAAGACAAATTTAAACGAATTGGGAGTGTTCCTATTGTGTGCAGGTGGCTTCATGGTTGGTGGCGGGATAAACAAGGTATTTGGCGAAAAGTATTTTAAACATCAAAAACCAGAGAAGAATGAAAAAGAAGTTTAAAGCGAAAGTTTCAGGAATGTTTGACATCGTTCAGTTGAGCGATGATACATTCAGCGAAGTGGTAGAGAAGTTGAAAGCCAACGACTACCATATTGACCAACAGTTCACGAGCCGTGAAGAGTGTTATATCGAAGCCATAGGCGACGGTGGAACAAAGTGTGTATCCCGTGGGGATATGGTGTTCACGGACGAAACGGGAGAGTTATTTATCATGTCTGAAAAACGATTCAACGCAACGTATGAAGAAGTGGAAGAAGATTCAAAAAATCCCTAATCAGGAAATGGCGGCAGACCCTGTGTGATTGGTTCGGTCATCAGCCTGTAACAGTTATAGAAGAACGCTGGCGTGGTAAACAGAACATTCTGAGCCGTAAAGGAGGGAAGCCTCGCAAGGGAGGACACTATGTTACGGGATATTATGAAAAGTGCGCGAGATGTGGTAAGAAATTGAGTAATTTTAAAAGATGTTGGTAATATGTTAAAGATGAAGTTTTGGTTCGAAGGGAACCAGTTACAGCCTGACTGCAACATTCACGGAGGCTGCAAGATAGGGAGTTCAGCCTGTCATGCCTGTCCTCACTGTGTACGGGTAAACAGCAAAGACCAGGAAGTTCTGTGTCTTGGCGATGGCTCAGAGTATAAAGAAGCCAAGTTGGAAGAGTTGAGGGTTGGCGACAGGTTCAAGACAGTGAAGAACGTGTACGGGACTCTCTATACAGTAAAGGAAATCAAAAACGGTAAAGTTATGGTGGACAGCGACGTCACGTCAATGTCAGTCATCAAGAACTTTGATAAGGTGTTCTTGCTTCCTGTAAGCGAAAGTAATTAGTAAACCGAATGAGATGTCAGCACAGGATAGGAAAGTTTCTTAGAACGACTGTTAGACGTCTCATTCCCTAAATTAAAAACGAAAGAAGATTATGAATAGTTATGATTATATCCCAGACTGGTGGATAAGTGGTTCAACTCAAACAAAGTAAAGGTCATGGAAAAGGAAAAGACTCATGCAGTAATAGATACTTCGATAGGCTGTTCGCCTGACGAATATTATCGCTTCTACGGAACGCTCGAGGAATGTCAAGCGTATATCAAGGAACACGAGAATGAACCTAATTTGGGGATAATACCATGATACACTTCGCTCAGAACAATGACATCATCATTGGTGTGGACTTTGGTTACGGTAACGATATCGCAGTGAAGACTACGGCAAAGGTTCACGAGGATGGTAGGCTTGAAATACTGAAATCGGAACGGATAGGAAGAACTCGTGACATCAAACAAGAACATCGGGATAGAATAATAGAAGAACTTAAACAATTCGGAAAGGAAATATGAGAAGGAATATTCATGTAATGTACAAGAATTTCAGAGGCATAGTGCTGACGAAAACCCTGTTGGGGTTCGAGGGAAGACTGAACCCTGCTCAACTCAAAGAAGAACTTGAGGCGAAGAATGTTGAATGTTCATTGGTTGTGGGCTGGAGCCTGTACGAGCCTGATGAGGCTATTGAACTCACACCATCACAGGCTATGGACTTCCACGAATGTCTTGAAGAATTGAGCGAGGTTGATATCCGTTTCAATGTGAACGGACATTCAATTGAGAACGGTTCTATACGGCTGTCGTATAACATCTATGAGCATAGCATCATGGTCACACGGGTGTGGCTCAATGGAAAGGAGACAAAGGAATTGGTGGACACCATTCAGCAATGGTTAGATAACAATCAAGATTTTATAAAGTAGATTATGGAAGCATTTAAAGTAAGACTCATTCAGGAGTATAATGAACTGAATGAACGGATTGGGAAGTTAAGCAACTTCCTCAAAAAATCCTAACGGAGTAGAACTCTCAGAGAAGATGATGGCTGTCATGGGTGGGCAGCAAGTGGCTATGGAAGAGTATAGCCGTAAACTTTGGGAGCGAATGGAGATGTTAGGTATCACGTCAGAAGATGTGATGAATCCTAATTACACGGGTCAGAATATGTCCTTCGGTGAGGCATTACAGGCTCTGGAGGCTGGTAAGTGTGTCGCTCGTAAGGGGTGGATAACTACCTGTTTCGTGGTAAAGCAAATCGACAGTGACATTCCGGCTGAGGTTGTTCCTAAGATGCAGTCGCTTCCCCAGCATGCAAAGAACTTGCTGAATGCGTTTGGCGTGGGAAGTATCAGTTACCGTTCACAATGTTTGTTGGTAGAACAGGCTGGGGATGGTAACGGTGCAACGAACTACGTTCCGGACTGGGTTGATATGTTTGCAAAGGATTGGTTTGTATTAGGAGGTGAGTGATGTCAGTGCTTCTCATTATATTGTGCGTACTGCTGACGGCTGTTATCGTGCTGTCGGTGTGGGGATATACGTTGTTGAGCAAGCGGTTCAATTACGTGTTCAACAATCATGAGGTATTATATTTAAAGATGTTGGAGACTGAAATCGTGACGGTCGGTATGTATCTCAAGATGCTCGAGACGGCATATCAAGAGGCTGTCAGGAAGGAACAGTACGAGGTGGCTGGTGTGATTAATGACACACTCAAGCACAATTCAAGAACATTACAGGAGTTGAGGCAGGAGTGTGATGTGATACAGAGGAAGAGGCAGTCGCCTCGATAGATTCAATGAACGGTTGTCGATAATCGACTTCGGGTTCTGGACAAATGTCAGAGGGATGTGATGAGTCAGTGGTGATGGCTTGTTACATCCCTCTGGACGTCTCGTACAGGGACGTCCACATAATCAATGGTATAACTCTGAGCCTCAATATGGTTAGCTCCTAATAGAATGGTATAGGAATAGGAATCAGGTTGGTGATGAATTGTACCTACCAAAATAGAAAGTAGGGGGTGATAATCACTGATGGGTATAGACAGACATATATAGCCTCTATACATAGTTGGGTCAGTATATGGGTATAGGAGTGAGGGGTATGGCTGAGGCTGGGTGTTATTGGGGTGTGGTATGGGTTGGTCAATGGAGGTTCAGGGTATTTCGAATCCGGACTGCAACACTCTCCTGCGCCAGAATCCTGCGCGACTCCCCCCCGAAGAACCGTGTCCGATGACTGTTCCTACTCCACACCCAGGACTCCGTGGGCTGTCATTTGGGACGATATCGTATGCCTCACTATCCGTTATCACGAGACTGACACGCTGGCGTCGAAAACAGTCTGTAAATCACCCTAAAACCTCTCCACCAAGACCCGGATATTTGGTTGCATCTACTCCGGGAAATTCGGTACAGAAGTAACAGCGTCCGTCATGGGGAGTTGTCATCACCCTAACATGGTCACCCCACAGCGAGTTATGGGCGAAATGACTATCCTCGAATGTTAAATCCCTGAGAAAATCTGAAGAAAGTTGGATAATTTCTTTGAAGACTCATCAGAATCCACTACCTTTGTGTCATCAAAGTAAATCAAATGTCAAATTAAAAACTAAAAAAAACATACGGTCATGAAACTAAAAAATGAATTAAAGGAAATGGAGCAAAGATTTTCCAAATTAGATATTAATGATTTGAATACCTTGTTGAAACAATTAAAAGAAAGTAAGCAATACAATTGCCTTAAAACACGGTTTGTATGGGTGCTGGTCAATTACTGCTATACATCATCAGAGCTTATACAATTTTACGATAAGTACGACGCCACCGATAAACATATAGATACATTGGCAAAAAAAGGCATTTAAAAACGTTTATCCACATTTTAAATTTGATTAAACTTAAAAACTTAAAAGATATGAAAACGGCTCAAGATTTTAACAGTAACTTCGAACAGTACAATGCTCAAATCGAAAAAGAGATAGCAAACCTCAATCGTATGCGTGACGAACTTCAAGCCAACGGTGCTGTCGCTCAACAAATCATCAACGACCTCGAACCTGTCTTGGCAAAGTTACACCTGACAATCGGTGAGTTCACAATGAGCCGTCCTGACAAGGAGAAAGCCTCTAATCGTGGAACTCTTAATTTGACACTCCCATCTGACGGAAAGTTCAGGTTCATCAAGTTCACTGGATACACTTCACGTGGTGCTGGAAAGAACAAAAACCGCTTGTGCGAAAAGGCTGAAAAGATTAGCGAGGCTGTCATGGCTGCTCTTCAGACCCCTGTAAATGAACTCCGCTGTTCAGTTAATCAGTACAGCCTCGAGAGCCGTGACGATAAGGAAACAGGTCGTGTGCTTATGTCGATTTCCTATAACTTCTGATAAAATCGAAGAAATATTCAAGAAAGTTCCTGATGTTTCATTGCTGATTCATCAGGAATGACTATATTTGTATCAGTCAAATCAATAACATCAAAAGTCATGAAAAAGTTCGATAACATTACACGTCAGTACAGAGAGGTAGAAATTCAGGAAGGATTTTATACCCAAGATGGTCAAAAACTGTTTAGAGTAGAAACTCGAGGTCGTTCGGGAAAGGTTCTTTATAAATCCCATTGGTACATAAAAGATGGTAAAGAAGTGGCTCCCTTTGGTATGGGTGGTTCCACAGGTCATGGCTGGGGTGGTTCAATTAAAGGTTATCTTTTAGAGTCAGAGCTCGAAAAATACGGTGTTAAATAAATCTTGAGGATATCCCGGAATTTCTTCCGGGATTTCTTTGATATGTCGATAGAACCCAGTACATTTGCTCAGTCAATTAAATCAAAGGGGGAATCCAACTATGTTACAGAAAGGTTCAGAACAGTACAAACAGGCTCAGAAGTTAGCGAATGAAATCAAGGACATGGCGGGAACAGACCGCTGGAATAACAACTCCTATTTCGACATCGCATTCAACGCTCTTGGACAGTTCATCAGTAAAGTACAGGCGACGGACGGCTTCGCTGCTAAGATAGCCGAAACAGTCGATAAGACGATGAACCCCTACGGAAAGAAAGTTGCGTTCATCAGTGACAAGCAATCATGGATATTGGCTGTTGCAGCCGTTGAAAATAATATAACACTATAAAGAACAGATAATCATGGAAAGAGTAATTTGGGCAGTATTTGAGTTCTTCTGGGGACGCTTCGGAAGAAAGAAGTTAGTAAAGAAGTACAGGGTATGGTGGCAGCGGTTTTGGATAGCCGTGTTCGTCTTTCTATTCCTGTGGGGAATGAAGATATTCCTTGAGTGGTGGGACGGTGTGGTTCGTTTCCTGAACTATGTGATATGGGGATAACAGTACAAATCAATAAATAAGAAATATGGGAAAGATATACGACAGGCTCCAGGAGCAATTACAGGTAGAGGAGCACAGAGAGAATGCTGAGGACTGTATTAAGATATACAATAAACTCAAAGAAATGAATGACGGAAGCGTGTGGAGTTCTGATTGGCAAGTCCTTACCACTATCGGTGGATGGATAGGTGAACGCCCACACGCTCAAATGGCTTACAAGCCAAGCAAGGTTGGATATGTATTCTTAAATGGAATCAGAGATGAGAACACTAACAGTTGAGAAAATCGGTGAGACCGAAAAGGCTGTTCAGTATCGTGTGACGTTCTGGATAGTTGAAAACCCCGGACACCCTGTGTGCTGGGAGGGAAGGGAGTATTACTTTGGGAGGTGGCTTCCGAAGCGTGTGGTCACTCCTATTGATGACACTCATATAGGTATTCCGAAGAAGTTCCTTGAGGAGACCATTGAACTACTGGCGAAAGGACATCCGTTCAGGGGAGTTCGCTATAATGCTCAGTTCAAACAGGATACTCTACAATGGACTAAACCGACGAAACCAGAAAAATCTTGAAAATTCTTTGAAGATTTCCGGATAATTTCTTTGCTGATTCAATAGAAAGCACTATCTTTGTAATGTCAAATTAAATCAACAATGTCAAACAAATTAAAAATTAGAATTATGAAGACAACTGTAAACAACATCGCTTCCGAGAATGTAACTTCTTTCGTAATTAACGAAGATATGCTTAACGAAAAGATGGCAATGAAGTACATCAGCAAACCTAACATGGTCGCTGCCATCAATGACATCTGTGCTGCTATCAAAGGTCTTAACAGCCTGTTTTCACCTCAGGAGTACACCGAAGCCAACAGCAAGAAAGAACTGTTCGACGCTTATCACCGCTTCTACATCCTTTATACTGACCTCCGCGACGCTGCTATTGAGGCTCGTCACCGTGAAGAAGAAAAGAAAGAACGTGAAGAACGTCGTCGTCAGGCTGAAATCGAAAAGAATACCAAGGAACTTATCAAGCCAGCCCAGCCGTTAAAGAGCGAAGAGGAAGTCAAAGAAGCCTCTAAAGCCAATAAGAAGGAAAAGGCTGACAAGGCTACCAAGAAGGAAAAGAAAGCCTCTGTAGAGGGCGAAAAGAAGTCTGCTCCCCGTGTTGGTGACGCTGAGGCTCGCTTCTCTACCTACTCCGCTGAACTTGCTGAGAAAGAGGCTTTGGTTGCTAATGCTGAGGAGTTCGCTAAACTGTCAAAGGAAGACGCCAAGGCTATCCGCCACCGTATTGCTTCTCTCAAGCGTAAAATCGAGCGTGCTAACAAGGCTCTGGGAACTAAATGAGAGCCAGTCATGAAAGAAATCCTGACATTCGTAGTGCTTCTGATACTGGGGGCACTACGTTATTTCGAATATAGACATCGTGAATAATTAATCCAATATATCATGGGCAAACTAATTACCAAAGAGGATGGGTATGAAATACGCTTGGGTCAGAAGAACCCGTCTTGTTACCCGTGTTGCTTCGAGGGGTCGGTCTGCGCTTGTCGTAGCGACCTTTGCATAAATCATCGAGACAACTATATCAGAGAGCATGGTAAACTCCCGCAGGGAGAAGGTATTTATCTCAGGCAAGCGAAGTCATGAACGAAAAGGATACTTCCCTATATGGTAAGAACCGTGAAGGAAAGGTGGCTCTCTGTGAAACCTGTGCTTATGACGGTTACTGCCGAGACAAGATACGATATTATAGATGCAGAAACTATATAAAAATTAGAGACGATTATGACAAGAATGAAAAGAATGTTGCTGATGACCGCTCTGATGATGGCGGCAGCACAATCAAATGACCCATTCAGAACTCCTCGACGCAATACAGGGGTTCGACGTAATGACAACCAACGGAAGCCGAAACCCGTTGTTCGTGAGTTGAGGGAGTTCACTGTGAAAGGTCATACGATTATGGCTTACTCCCGCAAGGATGCTATTACACGGCTGAAACTCAAGAAGAAAATTTAGGAGCCATGAAAACAAAAGAACAAATAGAAGCGCACAGAAGAACCTGTGAGCATTTCAATACTACTCTCCTGGGAGATGGTATAACGTGTTGCACAGCCGACTTGCGTGCTTTACCTACGTGGCAAGACCCAGGAGGTGATGGTATGGTTTACCCCTGTGGAGACGATTGCCCGTTTATGAAACAGTTTATAAATGAAGATAAAGATGAAGACATTGAAACCAATCATCCAGACGGAAGAGCCTGACAAGTATGGGCGAACCGTAAAGATAGGAATCACCGACGGAACGACAGCAACGTTCTTTCAGGTGATGTCACATGATGAAGTGAGAAACCTCCGTGACGAGTTGACGAAGTTCCTAAACCATTCAGGAGCCGGAACCCCTGTGTTCGACTTCAAGAGTTTCGAGGAAATGCGTGACAGGGTAAAGGTCGGGGATACTGTTAGAGTACGCTTCGAAGAGTTTGGTATGCCTGATAAACACGTTGTCGGAAGGATGGTACTTCCTAAGAGAGCCTATCGTGTGATAAAGATAGACGAAAGACGAGGTCAGCACCTATCCGGGAAGGATTTGGAAGAGGGTAAAGTCAGAAAGTTTCACATCGAACAAATCATTGAAGTCCTATGAAAGTGAATAAAGCCATGCTGATGATACGGTTAATCAACCGTATCACGGCTGAAAGAAATTACTGGAGAGCCAAGGTTGAGGCTCTCCATGAGGGTAAATGGTTTATCAGGAATGAACGGTACGAGCGTCGGAAGCATAAAATCACCCGTATAAGCCGACCCCAGTAGCCTGTTTGGAAAAATTTTGACGAATTTATCGGGAAACTCTTTGGAATGTCAAATAATGCCACTATATTTGTTCCGTCAAACAATTTAAATCATTTGGTTATGGGACATAAACGAGTTTTCAACATCATTACAAGTCAGTGCATAAACGGTCAGTGGGGAATTGCTGATATAGCGTTCTCAATCACCTCTAAAGAAAAGGCACTGTGGCAAATGGATACTATCAACCGCCTCACTCAAAGAGGTGAATGGTTCGTGGGAAGTGAGTGGAACTACGAAATTCAGAAAGATGAATTGAACCCTGTCGATGGACAGCCTCGTTTCGTGCGGGACATCATGATAAAATGCGTTGAGACAGGGGTTCTCGTACTGTATCGTATGATAGAGTCTCCACTGAATAGTATGTACATTTCAAAATAATCCCGATATGGAAATCAATCAGAATAATAAGCCAGTGACCGTTACGTTCAGTGACGGCACTGTCAAGCAAGTAATCTACGACTCAATAGAGTTTCTTGAGGGAGGGAATGTATCCCTTCGCGGACACTTATCAGACCTTCCTACTGAAACGGTCGTAGAGACGCCAAAAGAGGCTCCTATCACCCCACAACTACCACCCGAAAGACCTTATATGCGCAGGTACACGTTCCGAAGCGGTCTTGTGCGCTTCCTACACGAAGGACGTATGCGTACTGCTGCCGTCACTCACTGTACGGATAAGGCTTGGCGAGTGATGAATAAAGAGTTGGGAGTGGCGTGGTTGCCGAAGAATGTCATCAGATGGAGTGAAATCGCTCAGCAGTTCTGTGTCATCGATGAGACGTATGAGTTGGACTTCACGTTTGATGTCAAACAGGGTATGGATGAATATCCGTCATTATTCGACCCTGAGGATTTAGTTATAAACGAACTCGATTAATAGAAAGGAAAATTGATTATGATGGTGAATATGAACGGTCTGTCTAACCAGACTTGGCGAAACTTTGTGAAGTCATTGGAAGAGTTCGACCAGCCTGTTAAGTCAGCTGGCGACTATATCCTGAAGTTACAGGAAGTCTTCACTCCTGGGCACACTCGTCAGATACACGTACTTCCGAGACTCGGACAGGGTTCACTTGGCGACGCTGCTGAGTACTTACTTGTATCTGACAAATACTGTTGGGAAATTATAGTGGCTGACGATACAAGGTTTGGTCGTCATGTATCTGTTTGTTCCTACTTTACTGAACCAGCGTTCGAAGTGTTCGCTAACAAGGTTGGCTGGGATGAACGCCATCGGGAACTGTACAGGCTGTCATCAGATTTTGAGAAAGAGAAGAAACTCCAAGAACAGTTTGCTCTGATAGTTCTTGAGGAAATCTGGGGTGAACATGGTCATAAAATTCACAGATTATGATAGGGACTGAGATATGCATAGTCAGTAACAACTTCGGGAAGAACTATAAGACGACATGGCAGGAGACTGATACCTGTTATGCCGTTCTTGAGGAGCGTCTCGAAAAGTTCCTGAAAGACCAAGGGATTTCATTCAACTGTAACTTTCGGTGGATACCGAAGTCGTTCTATCCCTACATTCCGAAGAAACATAAAAAGAAACCAATCGTTGAATTTTAAGAAGATAACTATCATGAGAAAATGTCGAAAATGTATGTGCATGAATGAAGCAGCCTGTCGAGCGTGTCGTTCGTATTACAGGCGAAGTTGGAAGACGGCTCTGTTCGCTGCTATTGGGCTATGCGCTCTTGGAGCGTTGGCTGGCGTGCTACTCGCTCTTCTGGTGATAGGAGTTTTTCTATTATTATAAACCAAAATGAATTGTTATGCTTGAAACAGAAACAATCTATCCAGGCGGAAATCTGCCTAAACAGAAGTATCTCAAAAGAATGTGGCGTGGACTTGCGGTTCTTTTGCTGTCAATTCTAATCATTCTTGTGATACGGTCGTGTGATGCGACAGAACCTGTACCGTCTCAGCCAGCGTTTGGCTGTGAGTACACTGAAGAACAGGCTGTGGAGCCTGTACCTGAAACGCTATTTGATGAGGTGTATGATTATATCTTCAAGTTGAGGATTGACCATCCGGACATCGTCATGGCGCAATGTATTGAGGAGTCCGGAGGCTTCACTTCTAAACTGTTTGTAGAGGGACATAACTGTCTGGGAATGAAAGTTCCCGGAAGCCGTCCCACTTTGGCTGTCGGAACCATGTTAGGTCATGCCCGTTTCAACTCGTGGCGGGAATGTATAGCCGACTATGCCATTTGGCAGAGTACATTTGCCCGACGGCTCACAAAGGACGAATATTTCGCCTATTTAGACAGAGTTTATGCGGAGAAGAAAGGTTATAGTGGTCGTCTTAAAGCGATAATTCAGTCACGAGGACTGTAACCTGACTCCGGAGAAATCACGTATCTTTAACATCAACAAATAATTTCGTATGGAAACAAGAATTAAAACAGTCTTGGACGGCTTTCGTAAATCAGTGCTTGACGCACACGGTATGGACTTCTTGATTGTGGGTTCACTCGCTCTTCACGAGTTGGGTATGGAAACAGGCGAACCTCACGACATTGACATGGAGGTCATCTGTACACCTGAACAGGAGAAGAATATCTTCAAGCTCCTATCAGACTCTCAGAAGAATAATATGTATCAGATAAAGGAGCAGGAGGATTATCATTCGAACGCTGAACGGCTCATGGACAAAGTAACATGGAAGCATAAGCCGTACATCTTCAAGTGGGGGGACCGCTTAATCAATGTATGGGTGGTGAGTGAGTTCAGTCACGAGTATGTTACACTCGACAGCGGAATCAAGTTCGCAAAGGTGATGTCTGTCATTCGCAAGAAGATAGCGTATCAGCGCAATAAAGACAGAGCATTCCTAATTAATCTTGCATATCGCTTCCTTGGAATGGTGGGCGCAAACGGGAAGAATTTATCCGCTGTATTCAATCAGGATTGCCGATAATCCGGGAGTCCAAAGGGATTGATAAAAACTATCAACCGAAAAACGACGTTATTATAACACGTTTGAAAATAGAAACAATTATTCACTAAATTTAAAAAGAAATGAGAAAGTCAGAATTCGTGGCAGCAGTTGCCAAAGAGGCTGGTATGAGCCAGAGAGACACCGAGAAAGTAATCGACGCACTGAATCCGGTGATTGTCAAGACCTGTGTTGAGGACGGTGACGAAATCAGCCTACCTTTCGGAAAGTTCAAACAGAAAGTCAACCCTGCTAAAACAGGCACGAACCCGTTGACTCAGAAACCTATGAACGTTCCCGAGTCTCACACACTTGCTTTCAAGGCTTCCAAAACCGTGAAAGTGGTTGTTGAACCGAAGAAAGGCAAAAAGAAATAAGCCTGTGAAGGTGTTCTTTTAGTTATAATTGGCTACGAAAGGGAAAGAGGCTGCTGTAACAGGTTGCCTCTTTCTGATTTATAGAAGCCACTGGTGGTCGCTCTACGAGATTTACCCCTGTTGGCTGGTACATTTTATTCCCCGTATAGTTATAATCGCTTAAATCGTCTAATATGAACGCAAGAATAGATAAAGATAGCACAGTCACCCTGTCGGGGTTCTGTGAACACGTAACAAGTCAGACCCAATCCGAGGTGTACAGAATAACAGGCTCATCTTCCCTAAAAATTCAGGATGGAAAGGCTCGCAGAAGAGAACGCAGAGCCGAATTGAGGAAAAATCGGAAGAAATAATGAAGATTTTCCGGATAAACTCATTGGATATTTGATAAATGGACGTATATTTGCTCAGTCAAATCAAACAAGTTACGTCATGAAAGGTTCAAGATACTACAAAAATTTAGACTTCAGCAAGCCAGTAGGGACTCACCGCTATGTTGATAACATCAAAGACCGTCGACAATTAGCAAAGGTTTGCCTCGTGGCTATGGCTCGTATCAATCAAGCCGAACAGGGTACAATCACAGAACCCTATGAATTGGCTTCCTCTACAATGAAAGACGGACGTACACTCATTCAAACTATCTACGAGGATGGTTATGTAATGTATAATGACGGATGGTTCATTGTCGAATGCGATGAAGACGGGACACTTTACGTTGATGTAACAGGTATAGCAACTCGAGAATGTCCGGAGTACGAAAACATGGAATATATCATGGACGCTTCCTGTCGCGAGGCTCACGAAGAGTGCCTCAAGGCTTTGGCTGAGTACGAAACCAATTAAATATAGATAGTTATGGATAGAAATGTAAAGCAGTTGGAGTATGTATCTCCTGAAATCAAGTACAAGAATGGTCCGATGGATACCTTTGTTCACGTGGACTTCATTCACCGTTGGTTCGGTGTTATTGATACCAAGAAAATGGTGAAGTACGGTGCTCATGCCAATGTGGTATTCGGGACTGACAAACGACAGTACACGTTTCGTGAGGGTTGGCTGATAGGATTCAGAAGGATTCCTGAGTCAGAGGCTCGTGTGATAGTACAGAATGAGAAAAGCGACACGTGGGTTCTCCGTCGTGATTGGGCAAAGGTTTTCGAAAAGATGACTCCTCAGAAGGCAGCGGACTTCAAGATAACTTCCTATAAGGATGTTCTTGATGAAATGGCTGAATACTTTATGGACGGTGATACCTTTAAGAGTGCCACGTTCCTGTGTAAAATCGAAGAAACAAATAAGGCATGATAGCAATCAGTGACAAATTAAGACATCAGGTCATGAAACTGGCTGAGCAGTACGAGAAGCCTGAATTCATCACTGACGACCCTGTACAGTTCCCCAGACGGTTCGGATACAAGTGTTCTCAGGAGATAGTAGGCTTCATCGCTGCTTGGTTAGCGTATGGGAACCGGAAAGCCATCCTCTCTACCTGTGAGAAACTATGTAAGGGGATGGAGCGTCTGACTCCCTATATGTATATCAAGAACATGGGTTGGCGAAAGTACATTGACTCGGAGGAACCTCTGTACCGTTTCTTCAAGGAAAAGGACTTCGCTGACCTGTGTCGTGCGCTCAAGGAGATTTACGATAACAACGAAGATATGGAAGAGGCTCTGTCTAAGAACTATACTCGTACGATGGGAGCCACAGATTATCTCGATGCACTGATAAGCCTGTTCCCTGGAGTGAAAGGTATCCCCCAGGATTCGAAGTCTGCCTGTAAGCGGTTGAATATGTTCCTACGATGGATGTGCCGTCGAAACAGTCCTGTGGATTTAGGTATCTGGAGTTTCATTCCCCAGTCGTCCCTACTCATTCCGCTTGACACTCACGTCGCAACCGTTGGTCGTCAATTGGGTCTCATAACGGGCAAAGGCGATAGCATGAATACAGTGCTTGAACTTACTACGAATTGCCGTAATGTCTATCCGTTAGACCCCTGTAAATGTGATTATGCCCTGTTTGGGTACGGTGTAAACAATAAAACCAAGAAAGAATCATGAAGAAACTATTGAGGAAACTGTTCCTATACTTATTCAAGGAAGACTTCAAGAGGATGAAAGCGTTGGAAAGGGACTTGGAAGGGTTAATTCACCGCCAGAAGTGTGCAACCTCTTTGGCTGAGGTTCGTGCTGAACGTATCAGAAAACTCCTGGGGAACATCGATGTTTCGGTTGACGTTCATCACCATTCAGGCTCATGGGCTGTCGTATCCTTACAGGGTGGGAAGACGGACTACATTAAATTCGTTGACCTCGATGAAAGAAGTCTCAGGGAGATTTCCTCCTTCCTACGACAGTATGACAGGCAGAATGTCAAGATTGACGCCAACCCCTTTGATAGAAAAATGTTAAACGAAGAAATATATCGGATATGAAAAGATTGATGATTATTACAGCCGTGTTTGCACTCCTACTTACAGGGTGCGGCACACGTGTCAGTCATGACATACTCATAGAACTGTCGGTGAGTTCTATCACCGAGTATCAGAACAGATTGAATGCTATTCATTCAAAGGATTTACAAGTGTCAATCAATGAACTTGCTCAAAAGGAAGGTCTTGAAACTCGTGTTGCTACTTCTGAATACAGCGGAAAGGAGTATCAATACTCAAGAACCTATCTTGATGACGGGACTGAATATTCAATTTCAGCGACAGACCACGGGGACTTCTTTTGGGTTCTTATAACGATAGTCAATTCTCAGGATAATACAATTCCCCGAAAGATGTGTGAACGTATCCGCTCGCTCGCATTTGAGAGAGGCTTGACGCTGTCACGTAATAAACTCTCAGACAAAATTGTGGGAGGGGATTTAGTGGTAAGTGATATGCTGAATGGAGTTGTAATAAGTATAGAGAATGAATAAGATAGGTATCATCGGAGCCGGAACTGGGGCACTTCCTCCAGAAGTTCTTAAGATGGCTGAGGAAGCGAATGTTGAAATTGTGGAACTTCCCCGAAGAAATTCGGGGATTTTCTTTGGATATTCGAATTTATCCACTAACTTTGTTGCGTCAATCAATTAAAACAATAAAGTCATGAAAGCATCAGTTGAATCAGTATTATTAAACACGAGTAGCCGTTCAGTTGAAATCTTCGCTGAAATCCTAAACGCTATCACATCTTGTGAAAACGAAAACGAACTCCGTGCGTGTATGAAACTCATACAGGAGCGTTTCCCTGTTTCCTTCAATTCCTGTTTCGTTTACGGCTTCGGTTCAACCCATATGTGGGTGACAGAGCCAGGAAGAAAAGAAAGATTAATATTCGTGGAGTTCTAATCGAACTCCTCGGATTCCACGTATAATTATCAAACATTTTAAAAGAACAAAATTATGGACATTACAAAGAAGAAAGTCATCTTCATCGACATGGACGGTACGCTCATCGATACCGTCTCCGGGAAAACCTTTCCGGAAGGAGTCTGGGACATGAAACTGAAAATGGAGGTTTTTGCGCAACTCAAGAAACTTCATCCACAGGCTGTTCTCATCGTATCTAATCAGGGTGGAATTGAACTTGGACACGTTCATCCCGCTATGTTCCAACCGAAATTCATCTACGTTATTGCGTGCCTTCAATCGTACATCGGTTTGAATACGCTTGTTGCCGGACAGTTCTGTCCCTACAATGACAAGAAGCATCCGAAGCGTAAACCCAATCCGGGAATGCTTGAGGACATGCTGGCTGAGTTCACTCACAATACAGGTATCACAATCGCCAAGGAAGACTGTCTTATGATAGGTGATGCCTCTGGTCTGGAAGGGCAGTTCAGCGACAGCGACCTCAAGACGGCTGAGAACTTCGGGTGTGATTATCTCGACGTAACAGAGTTCACCAACATGGAACTCCCTGAGCCTCTATTTAAGGTCATTCGCCTGTCGGATGGTGAAGTTGTAAAGGATAAGGACGATAATCCCTTACAGAACCTTACAGAGAGCGAAGCAACCGACAAAGTTGTATTCCTTACAGAATCGAACCCCAAACCACAGGAGCAGTTCACATACGTGCCTATGCTGTGGGAAGTACCTCACGAGCCCAGAACAGGCTCCTCAACCGAAAGAAAAGATTATTCGAATGAACCCTAAAAAGTAATAGACATGGCAATAATTGCAGAAGACACCAGATTAACGATTGCCACACGGTTGGCAAATCTGAACTACAAAGAGAAGCTCGACGCTCTCCAGGAAAAACTCAATGAATCTATTGAGAAGCGATTTATCGGCAAGACCCCTGATGATGTCTTGACCTGTTTCAAGGCACATAAAGAATTCTTCATTCGCTGTAATGAAGCGACGCTCTCTTCCTATAATTTGCCGAAAAGCTGGTTCCCAGAAGATTGGGGAAACCGTACTATCTACATTCGCCTGAAATTCTCCTGTGAAATACCTTATGGGTATGAAAAGGTTGAATCGTATGTTGGTAAACTCAAGGACAATGATGAAATCGCTCTTTTAGTTCAGGAGTATCTCAAAGAAGAGAAGGAACGCTACCACATGGAAAAGCGTCTGAAGTGCCTGATGAAACAAACACGGTTCACACCAGCCAGACTTCAGGAAGAATTTCCGGAAGCGTATCTCATCTATATGGACATCATTACGGCTGATTGGAATGAAAAGAACGACGATGCTAAGAAACCAGCGTCGAACCTGTGTGACACTATCGAGAATATCCGTGCGACGCTGAAACCTAACTTAAAGGAGGCATTGAAACATGATAAAGAAGAGGAATAAATTGGGGTGGTTCCTGAGGTGGTATTACAGCCACCTCCTCTTTGCTGCTCAATACGTGTCTTTTAAAGACGCTGGGCTTGAGGAACTGTTCTGGAACATCGTTACGTGGTATCACTTCTTCCGTCACTTCGAAGAATTTACCTGTAAGATTCAGTGGTATGTTTCAAAGGATATGGTCGCCTACATTTACATTCGAAACCTTGCGGATTGGTCAACAAAATCCATTTGTTTCAATGATAAGCCGTGTCCGTTGGTACAGGTAACGGAGAATCTTGACTGTTACAAACAGGTGGACGGAGCGATTTATGAGATTTCCAATGGAAGTCCAGTCGAATAGCGTTTATTCAGTACATTCATTTTAAATCGAAAGATATGTTGATATTCATCAAATCATGGATTACTCCCCCACAGGACAGTCCTTCAAAGGAATCGCTCGTAGAGGTTCAGAAAGCCTACCGAGTTGAGAACATTAAAGAGGTGAGCGAAGTGAACGCTCTTACGAACCCCAAGGGGAAGTTTCGCTTCTCCATCCTATTAGTTACAGGCGAAAGGCTCTACTCTTCCTTATACGGAACAAAAGAAGAAGCCGAGATGGCACAGGTATCCGCCATCACCGTTCTGAATGCGATTGAACTGTATTTCGAACGTTTCAAGCATGTGCCGGAACACCACGCAACCCCTGTAATGTTTCAGGCTCCTGACGCAAAACAGAAAAAGTTGGTTCCGGGAAAGATATCGATGTTCGATACACCCGTTTACACAATTCAAATTTAATCATCAAATAATTTAGACTTATGAAAGTAGTTTATAATTTCATCTATTCCGACTCTGACGGAAAGATTCAAGAATTCAAAATGCCTGTGGGTATCACAGAAGACATTGATACTGACACTATGTACGACCTCTGCCTGTCATATCTTGAAGTTGGCAAGGTAAAGGGTGCACCTCTTCATGCGATATCAACTTCCGGCAAGTATCCAAACTATTGCTTCACCCCAACCGCTTGCGATTCTGAATGCGAGGCTTGCCGTTCGAAGAAACTCAACGGAAAGAGCGCACAGGCTTATAAGCCTCAGTCGTTTGACGGGAAGAAAATTTACATTTACGAAGGCAAGTTCGGAAAGGTTGGACAATTCGGTCGACGCATCATTCAAAAATCCTACCTTTTGCCTGCACCAGCACTCCTCACCGACAATCTGATTGGCGACTTCAAAGCAGCCATGAATAAGGAAAAGGACGGTATGGGTTGGGAACTGTTAGGAATCACTTTGGTTCATGAACTCGACCCACAGGGTATGACCGACAAGGAGATTGAACAGTATGTCAAAACTCCGGAGGGAAACCTGTTCCAGCCTGACTCAGAGGAAAAACTTCCTGAGGGGAAAATGATTTGGGCTCGCATCAGCGATGAGAACGAAGACCGCACCGCTTGGGTTCCGGCTCTGGTTCGTGGTGAACAGGTATTGAGCGCAGTCGGTGAACTTGACAGTCCGGACAATCCTGAGGATACCCGTGAATTCATCGACTGTCCTATTCCGGGATATCGTGTTGTGAAAGACGACACTGACCCGAAGGAACTTGGTCTGGCTCGTATAGCCTGTGCAGTATATCCGCTCGACAGAAATGACAAGCGTGAAGAACCGTTCTTGTACATCAACGAGTTCATCATTCCGGTAGGACTGAGCAACAAAGATGCCGTGAAATATCTTATGGCGTTGGCTCAGAAGTTCATCAAAGGGAATTGTGAGATTGAGCCTCTCTATTGGGAGTACCTGTCTTTCTTGAACGGTGAGAAATTAGCGACGGCTCACATTCTTGACCAGAGTATGAAGCCAGCCGACCTCGCTACTCCTCACTTCCTTGTTTCCTATACGGTCAACGAAGAGGAGGGTCGTGAATATACGTGTGTCGTTCGTTACCCTGTACGCATTACTTCGCCCATTATGGCTATTCCGGCTGGTGCGTATGTTGAAAAGAAACTCAAGAAGTATTTCGGTGATAAAGCAAGTATCACACAAATGGATTACTTCGATGACGTGGTATCAAGCCTTGCGGTCATCTTATAAGGCTCTACACGGCAATCAAAGGTGTGCTCCGGACAATTTGTTCGGGGCATACTTATAACTTCCTAAATCGGCTATAATTGACGTCAAAAATAGCGCAAAACAATTTCGTTGAATTTATAGTGACATCAATCCTCTCAAAGATTTCCCGGAAGAAATTCCGGGATTTTCTTTGCAGCCTCATTTCCTTCCACTATCTTTGTACTGTCAAATTTAAAACACCAAGAAATATGAAAAAGGTTATTTCAAAATTAGACGGAAAAGAATACTACTTAACAGTATGCAATGACGAATCAAATGTTATGTTTATCTGTAATAAAAGATACCAAGTTCGTAATGCTACATCTGATGACTGTTGTAACCCTGAACTTTACTGCGTTGTCAACGGAACATTCAACGAGCCTCTATCTGACCTCGACTTCAAGATAGCATCTGGTGGGCTACTCCCGTTGAACCGTTACAATGGAACATACTGTTTGAATAAGAAAGTTCTTAAATCTGATTGCAAAAGATATTTATCGTACATCGATTAATAAGTTAGGACTATGGCAAAGAAGATAAAATTCACATCAAAGAAGAACCCGAAGCCGTCAAAGTTGGCACGTGCGGGTGGTGACGTTCAAACCTCGTCAATTTACTATCAGGTCGAGCGTATAGGCTCGGTTGAGGGGAACACTCGTATAATACTGATATGCGACCCCAAACCTGTTTATTTGAGACTAAAAGAACCCCAAGACCACAGGTATGCAGTAAACTGGGTCAAGGAACACGCTCAATGGATATGGGATAACTACAATCTTCGAATCAAATCACAACTTAAAGAAAAGGAATCATGATAGCACCTATTGAAATAAATCGAGTAACGGTAAAGGGTGGAGCCGGAATGCCCACGTCAGAATATGCACAGTTAGTTTACAAGGGTGAGGAAATAGGCTTCATCAGTGAACAGGGTATCTTTCTAAAGATGTGGCATCCGGAACTGAAAGCCGGAGTCTTTCAAAACATCAACACTTTCAACGATAAGTCTTTCACACAGAAATGCAAACTTGTCGAAAAGAACTGGGATGCCATCTATGACCGTTATACTACTATCATCAGAGGAAAATGAATTCTCTTTGTTGTGTTTTCATATTTTGATTTATTGTTTGACGACAGGGAAGAGCGGAGCTGAAAACTCCGCTCTTTTTATTTGAAATTATGGACGACCCAAATTTAAATCGGTATTTATTGTCCCAGCATAACTGGTTCCAGGCATTAACCTTACCCCAGTGATTCCACCAGAAGAATTGCTTCCTCCTGAAATTGTCGTTACCTTTAAAGAATTCCCTGTCTTTTCAATTGTCCATGTTCCACCCCATTGATTTGAATAGGTTGCAGACCCAACTGGACTATATCCTCCATTTTGTTCAAGAAGAGAATAAGCAATGGGCTCTTCATTTGTTTTCGAACCATTAATATAAGTTTCTTTATACATTATAATTTCGGCAGTTACTGACGAATATCGATTATTCGAAACTACTATTAAAGTAGGTTCGACATGGTATTGATAAGTTGCAACTGCGGCTGCTTGCGACAGGGAGACTCCTTGGGTCTTACCACTACCAGTCTGCGTATAGGTGGCAGTTCCGCTTCGCGTCGTCGTCGCACTGTTCGCTGATGCCGTAACATTCGAACCGCTTACTGAGAAGCCTGTACCCGAAACAGTCGGTGTCCAATTCACATTTTCCTGGGTTGATGTTTCGACTCCGTTTATAACTTTCTTTCGGTAGGAAGTTACGGTAACGGCTTTCGTTTCACCACCAGCGACGAAACTGAGCGATGTCGGAGTCACGGAGAAGTAATAGTTCCAAGTTACTACTCCCGCAGCCTGACTTGCGCCAACAGTACGTGTCATCCCACCACCAGCAACTGAAAGGCTCGTACTGCGTGCCGATTCAGTCTGATTAGCAGGAGCCGTGGCAGTCACAGTTGTGCTACCACTTCCTCCGGAGTCCGGAGTTGCTGTAATAAAATCTTTCTGCATAATTCTTAAAATTAGTTATAACTAAATGAAATTTCACCGCAAATTTAGCGGTTTATATCTCGAAATCAAAATCCTTTGTCGTTATCCTACAAAACGAGCCTTCCGGAGACAGGCATATCACTTCTGTTTGGTCGTCTAAATACGATACAGATAGGACGGGGAGATAAGTGTACCCCTCAATGTAGAAAATGCCTGCAGGCTCCCCGTTAAGACCGTCAAACGTGGGAACGGGTATCTTGTTGGTAACAACCTGCCGTCCTGCGAATGGTCCGAAGTCCTTAACAGACATTTTCGGGCAGACCAAAACCTGTTCAAGTTCGGTGACGAACTTCCGCTTCATATTCAGGTAGGAGTTCAGGATTATGCCTGTTCCTATCTTTCCCTCGATACCGTATATCTTCCGAGTTTCGTTACGAATGACTTGGAGTTCTCCTGGGGAGAGTTCCTCGAAGTCCTTCTCGAGGATATCGAGAAGTTGCTTGTTTCTTTTCTCTTCTTTGTTCATGACTTCTCAATTTATATATGTATAACGTGGACGCAGTGGCTTTGCGATTGATTTTCGCCAGAAAATTCCTTTAACCATTCTTTCCACGAGTAAACGGAGTCGAAACATCAACCCAGGAAAATGTATCGTGGAATTCAACAATTAGTGGAACAGGGTTCAGCAAGAATACGGATGGTTCTTTAATTACTGCTGCAAATAACACAGGTGCGGTCAGAAGTGGTTCTGTTTCCTATACTCAAACGACTTCCGGAAAAACCGCTTCAGTATCATTGAGTCAATCGGCTCCGAGGTACACTTTAACGATTACTGGATTGAATATGGAAACTGCATATTATATGTTTAAAGGAACATCAACTCCAGTTGGGAATGGAACAATGTATTTTCAACTAATGGGCGGTATGGGTGACTATGAAGAAAATTGGGGTCCATCATCCCCAATATCAGTAAACGACCCCACAAAACAAACAGGCACGACAACTTGTGGCGTTGGAGATACATTAGTTGTCAGAACTCGTTCAGGAAATTCTTGGCAAATGGCTGGTCAGATAGTGTTAAGAGCAGAAAACCAAACTCTTAGAGTGTAAATTAGAGGCTGGCGGGAATTATCGGGTTATTCACGGATTCCTGCCAGAATCCCTCCTTATTCATTAAAATAATAGACCCAAGGAGTCTCCCTGTCGCAAGCAGCCGTCGCGAAAATTTCGGTATCACCCACAACCGTATTCTCAAGCATGTCGAGTCCGAACACGGGTCAGTCGTATGCCACTACGATTACCGTTTCGAACGCTCCTACCAAACCAACCGTTTCAGTTTCCATGACTATGAATTCTGATGGTGGAACTTTGAAATATCAGATGGGCGACGTCGGCAAGTCTGAACCTGTATCGGCTGGAAATAATACATGGACTTTTAAGGTATGGCCAGCCAATTGGTATCAAGCAACAGGTGGTGACGGAGGCGGTCGTCCTACTTTGGTTCCGGGACATTACTGTCAAGGAACTATAACTGTGGGTATTGGTTCAAATACCGCAACAGTAAAAATTTCTGGAAATGTTCCAACTAAGTAATAGATTGGGTCGGTGATATCACCGACCCTTTCCTCTTCCTTATGTTACGTTGACAATTTGGTCATTCGCTTCGAGAATGAATGATTGGACAGTTGAACCGCTCCAGCCTCCAGACATATTTGAAAGTTTACGTATCCACACTCGTTGTCCTGGCTGAATGTATGCTCTTGTACCACCTTTCGCAACAGCATTTACACTATATCCAGCATTAGCACGCCAAGAATCTTCAACTTCAGTTCCTCCAGGGTCACCACCAAACGCCACTTCATATTGCATAGATGTTCCCACAGGTGTACTGGATGAATCAAACAAGAAATACATATCGTCGAAAGTTCCACGAATTTTGTAGGTGATAGTGTATAGTGGTATTTCGACGGCTGCTTGCGACAGGGAGACTCCTTCTTGATTTTCGAAGAAAAACAAAGAGCACTCCCAGAGGAAGTGCTCAATGATTAAGAGGGAACAGGCTTAAGACAGAAGCGTCCAAGCCTCACGAACTTTGTTGAACTGACTGTATGGAAGAGTAGTGTAACCACCCCGACCAAACGAAGTTCCCCAGGAGTTCTTAATGATGAGACCTGTTTCGTCATAGCCAACAACCGCTACTGCGTGACCACCCATGAACTCATCACCGTTCCAAAAGTCGTCATTATACGAAAATACATTCATCGCTATAAGTGCTGCCCCATTGGTAAGAACACTCTTTTTGAGAGCGTCCAGAGAGCCAATACGGGCGAATACTTCGACACGGTGTTCACCTTTCAAAATTTCGAAAGCCTCACGAGGCATCATTCCGTCAATAGTCTTGTCAGAACGCTGGTCGTACAGGTATTCAAAGCCGATAGACGGTTCACGACCTTTCGATTTGCAATAGAAGTTGTACATTTCCGCAACTGTACAGGACACGCAACTTCCTTTACTGCCTTGGTCATAGACACGAAGTTGTTCCCGCAGTTCATACCGCTTCGGGAGTTCAATCTTCGGAGCAGCATAAGTGGTATCATTCGGATTGACGCCACTCTCAATAAATCCAAGTCCTTTCGTTATCATTCTTGCCTAAATTTGAATAGAACATCATCCTTTCCAGCCGTTTGTGTGACTGAAAAGATATACAGAACTTTATCCTTCTTTTCAGTAAGGACATACACAGTGGTCATCACGGAGTCGCTCCCGATGAAGTACGTCTTTCCCCACGAGTCTAAATTCGTAGGGACGCTCAAGCCGTGAACGGTATTCAGGCTGTCAATTACTGAAAGAGGCTGTGGAGTCACTCTTTCGAAGAACACAGTCTTCCGAGTTGTCGCACAGCCTACAATCAGCAATGTCAAGAAAAGGAATATCAGTTTCTTCATCAGCCACCTACATTGAACCAGTTACCAAGTAGAAAGCATAGCCAAATGAGAAGACCGCCTATCAGTGGTGGAAGACCTCCGTTGAGGATAGCCTGTCCGACAGAAAGATTTTTCTTCATGTTCTGGTAAGCGAACAACCCAATGACAACGAATGAGACCGGAATCATACACGTGATACCCATATCAAGTGAGATTCCAAAGAACGCAGCCACCAACATACCGATGATGACGTACAGGTAATGAAAAGGCTTCATTTGTACCATTGTAATTGAAATTTAAGTTAAATCGAACTCTTTGCACACTTCCTCCATTTCCTCGCAAGTCAATGGTCGAACTTTCAGGATATTATAGCGGTCGAGGTCTTCTTGTAGAATAGGGAAAGGCAACCGAGTGTTCCCCGTTGGGGTGACAAAGCAATTATCGGCACTGTCACGATAGAAAAGTACATCAGGCTGGTCAGCCTCAATGAAGATTTCATCTGTATAAGCATACATGAAGTCTTCCCACTTTTCTTCGAAGCCTTTCTTGCCCACTCGGTTCAGCCCAGTTCCAGTATCTACTTTGGGATGAAGAAAATCCTCTACAGATTCCACAGGTTGCGTGGGTGTATATTTAGGACGCTGTTCACGGGTAATCTCACGAAGTTCCGATTCGAGCGTTTCAATCTCTCCTAATAGTTGTTCTTCTCGCTTGGCATAGTCGGACAACTCTTTGCGCTGTTCACGGTTCTCTTTCTCAAGAAAGAGAATCTTCTTATTCAGACGGTCACATTCCGCCTGAAGATTCAGCACTGTTAAAGTTTCTTCTTTGCCCATATTAGATAGCATTTATTCTGTTGCTCCATGAGTCTGTTAGGAACTCTTCCATTTGAGCCTCAGAAAGTTTATCATACACTTTAAACGTGACAGTATCGAATCCTCGTTTTCCTTTTCCGACCTTTGTACCTGTATAGGAAAGGGAGTATTTGAACTGAAGAACCGAATTGAGGTTGTTAATCATTTCCCGGAAAGCGGTCTTAAGAACGAACCGTTCAAAATCCTGAACGCTATATTGGGGAGTCTGAAGTTCATCCATAAGTTCAGATATTTTCATAGAGAAGACACGTTTGTCCTTCCAACGGCTTAACATCATGAAAATACGCTTGGCATAGACGCCATTCATTGAGACGACAGACTTCTTGTCGTAAATTGTTCCTCCTATCCCCTTACCATAATATAGAAGCCAGCGTAAACTTGTAACAGGCATTCCCAGTACGATGTTGTCATCCTCGTCAATATCCATCGTAGAGATAAGATAACATTCCCTCCGAACCAATTTACCCTGTTCGTTGGTAAAGTTGTATTTAATCGTCTGTTTGAACATTTTCTTTATTTCGTTGAGAACGATAGAGCCGTGATGGTGTTTATCAATCTCATTCATTTGTATAGGGATGAGAAGATTACCGTTCTTATCCAGGGGGAGAGTTTCCTGGAAAACTTTCAAGTCAGCGTTCAGCCAGTCAACGTCACGGGACATAGCAGGTTGCAACTGTTCGACAAGATGAACCAAACAGTTCATTTGCCACGATGTGAACTTATAGACGCCAAAGGTCGCCAAGTTCGATTGAATAATTCCTTTATTTCTTTTCATATCGTATAATGTTTAATTTCCACACAAATATAACGGGAAAATTTATAAACAGGGTAAAGTCATATCAACCCCTTTAAAAACAGGCTTGGCTTCGAGTTAAGACTGTAAATTAACTGCGCTTAAAAGCCTGTTTATAAATTTGTCGACGCGCTCAAACCCCTTTTTATTGCGCTCAAACCCCTTTTTATAACCCCTTAGACCCCTGTTTTTATTGCGCTCAAACCCCTTTTTATAAAATAAAATTTGTGGGTGAAGACTCCCCATAAAATAGGGAAGACTCACGGACTCGAAAATTTGTGTATCAATATATGAGTACAATAGAAGTTTCAATAGAATACAAGTTAGAGTCCCGAACGGAAATTTTAAGAAGTCATTTTCACATCGAAAACAAGCCTCACTGCGTTCGGAGTTTACAGGCTTCGCCATCTCCGATGGACTTCGCCCTGAGAGGCTGCTGTCGCAGCCGATGTTGTTAGGAGATATGGAAATGAGAAAAACTTTTGTGCATTGACAGCGTTATATTTGTGTTCGGTCTGGTTCGCCTAATCGAACATCGTCTAAAGTTTGATTTGATTTACATTGTTTGATTGACATCTAAAAAGTTTTTGAAGAAGATTCTTTTTGTTCATTAAAGAAAAGTTTAGGTTTTAAGTATTTGACAGAAATCTGGGGCATGAGAGGATGTGAATCTTCTCACTGCCCGTTTTTATTTTAGAGCCATACCGTTGAACTCACTCCTACCATATTAAAATTTTATGAATAACTTTGCTCACAAAGAATTTTTAATTTTAAAAGTCGTATGGAAAATAAAGGAAAGAAAGTTTCCCTCCAGTTGTTTGAGGAAACTGCTCGTAACAATGGATACGAGGTATTCACACCCGATGAGGTGGCTTCCTATTACAAGGAAGGAATTATGAAGAGTCGTGCCAACGAACTTACAGCCGAGGAGAAAGAGGCTTTCGTGGCTGACGTAATGTATCTTCAGAAAGCCGTATGCGCTGATGAAGAGGGTAAAGACGTCATTCGCTTCTATCGTCCTAAACAGGTTGAGTGGGAAACGGCTGCTGATGGAACTGTCATGAAAGGTTTGGAGGGTGTATATTGTGACACTCCTGAAAACCGTCGCTTGAACCGTGTTGGACAGGCTTATTCTCCTACATTGGAGTTTCTGAAATCGCTGAACGGTGAAACAGAGGGGGACATCATGAAGTCGCTGGGAACAGGTGTTTATGCTGATACCCCTGACAATCAGCGTCTGGGACGTGTGGGTCAGCCGTACAAGAACCAAATTCCTACTGAATAATGGAAACGCTGCTTGAGAAATCATTGAACAAACACGATTTTCCGGAAAAGGAAAGACGTGAATTGGCGAAAGAGGGAGAAGCCATGAAAGATGGCTCTTTCCCTATTCGTAACACTCAGGATTTGAAAGACGCCATTCGTAGTGTTGGTCGGGCGAAAGACCCTGCCGCTGCGAGACGGTGGATTAAAAAGCGTGCTAAAGAACTCGGGAAAGAGTCGCTTCTTCCTGAGTCCTGGGAATAATTTAGGAGTTTTCTTCGGGAAACTCTTTGATGATTCAAGATAACGTAATATATTTGCGTAATCAAATTTAACTGTAAGGAATATGACGACACTAATAGAAAAATCAATTTTGAATGAAAGATTAGAAAAATCTCGTTCAGGCACATATGCTGATACTTCTGAGAATAGACGTAAACATCGCGTGGGGCAGAAGTACGGTTCTGAAAAGAAAGAGGAAGAGAAGCCTGAAAAGACTGACCCCAATAAGATGAGTCCGGAACAGCAACTTGAGGCTATCAATAAGGTCATCGCTGCTGTCAACGAAGGCAAGTTGAAACTTCCCCCCGAAGAAATCAACACTCTTGTTGCAAAGAAGACTATGGCTGAAGAGGCTGTTAAGCAAGCCAAAGGCGAAAAGAAACCTGAAAAGAAGGAAGAGCCCAAGAAAGAAGCCACCAAGCCAGAGGCAAAATCTGAGGGGAAACAGTATGCGTCAATGGACATTAAAGAAGCCAAGAAAGAATTGGTTGGAAAGAAAATAACTTTCAAGGAATATTTCTTCGATGGGGTTGACTCCTATAAAGATGCTGAAGGTGAAATCAAGAAAGTTCGTCTTTATGGAAAAGAAAAACAGCCAATTGCAGAAATTGACTTCCCTAATGGTGATGGCATTACTATTTCGCTTGAACAACTTGATAAACGAAAAGCCATGCAGTATGAGATTGAGTTCAACGATTCAAAATCAGAAGAACCCAAACAAGAAGCGTCTGGACAGGCTTCCGAAACCGATAAAGAGGATTTGCGTGCGGCTCGTGAAAAATTGGGTTATCTACAAGACAACGAGGAACGCTTGATTAAGCGTGATGGAAAAGAGAAGTACGAAGAACGCTTGAAACAGGCGAAAGACGAGGTCGCCAAATTGAAAGGTGAAAAACCGAAAGAGGAAAACAAGCCTGAACCCAAGAAAGAAGAAGTAAATAATCTTCAGAGACGGAAAGAACTTTCTGAAAAAGTTGAAAGACTCATTTCCGAAAAGAAAAAGAAGTTCCCCAATCCTGATATTGAATCCCCAATGTCTGATGAAGAAAAACGTCTTACAAAAGAAATTGCGGATACATGGAGTGAAATAAACAAGCTCATTCAAGAAAATCGCAAATCAAAGGAAGAATCGAAGTCTGAGCCAAAACAAGGTGAAACCGAAGAGTCATACACCCGTGTCAAGTTGAGGATGTTCCTAACAGCGGAAAGGTCAATCTGAAGAAATATTTGTCAGAGAAAGTTCGAAAGGGGGTTGATGAAAAGTGGTCAAACATCAAGAATATCCCTACCGACAATCTTAAGAAGATGGAGAAAGGACTTGTGAACGATTTAAATAAGAACTTTGAAGCCATCAAGAAGTCTCAAAGAGCGGAGTTGCTTTACTCTATAATGAAAGTTAAGGGAGAATTGGAAAGCCGTGGTAAGGAGACTCAAAAGAAGGAATAAGGATATCATGCTTTAATCTCGGTATTTTTATTTGTAAATTTGTATCGGTTAAATAAATTGGTAAGAATTAAAACATAAAGGAAATGAAGAAATATGTTTATTCGAAAGGTGCGGAAGCTGTAACGGTTGAGACCGATGGTCTTGGAACCATTAACAACTTCATGATAACAGGACTAATTGGAAAGAATTATTCCGGTCTTGTTTCGGCTGGTTTGAATTTCAAAATGGGAGACGAAGTAACTATCCCGATGATGCTGAATGCTGCTAAGACCTGTGAATGTAAAGTAGAATGCTACGAGGGCAATGAACTTATCATTGATGAGTCTGCTGACTTCACAAGTGGCGTTCCTGCTGAAGTAGGTACAATCTTCGGGTTGCAACTGGGTGTGGCTTTTAACGAAGCGACCTATTATGCTGTGGTTCCCAAATCATATACAGACCAGTACGATTACGCTGCTTCTAAGGCATCGCTGCCTTGGTTGGTTGCGAAGTTCAAGAAAATCGCTGCTGACGCTGATGAACAGGAAACATCAGAGTATCAAGTGCAGGTATTTGCCGACGAAAGACAACTTGAGTTCCGTGGAAATTCTGCTGACTTGGGCAAGTTGAGCGAAGACAAGAAAACGCTGACCGCAAAGGCTTCCAATTCACTGATGTTTGAAATCGTGAAAGACTTGGGTATTTTGCGTCCGGAAATGGTAACTTGGTTCACTATCCGTTTCATTTACGGTGGTCGTACCTATGAAGCCAAAACATACGTCACTCCTGGAACTATTTAATTATGGGAAGTAAGAAGAACCGTTCATCAAAAAACAGGAGTTCAGTGGGAGCCAATAATGTGGCTCCCATAGACGGTCTTGATGGACTGTCTCTTCAGGAACTCCAAATCATGGCTCAGGCTGCTCCGATAGCGTTGAGGAACCGTCTTCAGAAGTCCCTAAACTCAGAGAATTTTGAAGAGGTGATGAAGGCACAAGCGTTTATCGCTGAGCAACAGAAGCACGGCAGGAGAGCACCCCAGCCGGAAATTAAATCAATCCTTTGGAACCCGTCGGAGATAGGCTTCAATGGTAAGGGATATCGCGACCCGAACAACGGTATAGCATTTGGGACTCTAAACCGAATGGGCGATATCTTCATCATTAAGGCTATCATCAACACACGTATTGAACAGGTTCAGAACTTTTTGAAATACAGCGTTGACGACCAGAAGCCAGGATACCAAATTCGTTACAAGCGAAGTCCAGGTTCTGAGGGTTCCGACGAAAAGGAACTGTCAACAAAAGACAAGAAGATTGTCGATTACATAGTTCGTTTTCTTGAAGACGGTGGAGAGAATGACAAATGGGAATGCGAGGATAACTTTCAAGAGTTTACCCGTAAAGTATTGAGGGACTCTCTTGTGCTTGACCAGATGACATTTGAACTCGTTCGCGCAAGGAACATGAACCTCAAGAAGTATCGTGCCGTTGACGCTGCCCTGATACGACAGTTAGACACAAACGACCCACGATACAGACAGATGTTCGAGAACTTCCGCTGGCATGGTTATTTGCCTCGCTATGCTATGGTATGGGATGGGCAGATTATCCGTCACCCTGTATCAGATGAGTATGTAGTTTTCTATCCGTGGGAGTTGGGTTATGGTATCCGTAACAAGACGACCAACGTGTTGCGTAATGGATACGGCTGTTCGGAGTTGGAAACGTTGATTGAAATCGTGACATGGATTTTGTGGGGAATGCAGTACAATGGTAACTTCTTCAAACAAGGTAGTCAGCCGAAAGGCTTTATCAATGTGAAGAACGGAAACGTCGACCAAGGAACCCTGAACGAGTTTCGTCAGGATTGGAAACAGACGATGAGTACCGTGTACAATTCTCACAAGATACCCGTCATTCAGGGAATAGACCTTGAGTGGATTGATTTACAGCAGACGAACCGAGACATGGAGTTCACTGAATGGATTAAGTTCCTATTGGTGATTGCGTGTGCCGTGTACCGTATGGACCCATCGGAGTTGGGCTTTCAATTCCAGGACGCTGCCCGTATATTTGGACAGGAAGGACAGAAGGAACGTCTTGACCACTCTAAACAGAAAGGTCTGACTCCGCTGTTAGTGTTCTATCAGAATATCCTGAATAAGTATATTATCAGCGAAATTGACGACCGCTTGGAACTCGTGTTTACAGGTATTGAAATCGAGGACGAGGCAGCACAGGTTGAACTTGATAAGAAGAAGTCTGAGGCTGGCTTTGTATCGCTTGAGGATATGTTCGCAAAGTATTCAGGCAGAAAGTTCGACCCGAATAAGGATACTATCCTTAACACGGTATATCAGTCGGCTCAGAGCAACAAAATGATGGGTGGCGAGGGTATGAACGAAATCGTCGATGGCGAAGAAGGAAACGACTCACCTAAAACAGCGGAAGAGGCTATACAGGCGATGATGGTTGAAAAGTCTATGGAGAACCCTATTCTCGGAAAGGCACTTCAATTTATTGACTCACAATTAGGAATCAGAAAATGAAAGCACCAGCATCACCCCGAATTCATCATCACGTCGACCCGATGAGATATCCAAAGGTTCAAAAGGAATACGAGGGCAAAGGGAAGAATGCGTTCAACGCTGTTAAACTGTTCGGAGACGTTGTTGAAACTATGGTTGAAATACAAAAGAAGAAAAGATAATGTTATTCACGGAAGATGAAATAAAGAAGATTCTGACAAACATCGACCTCGCAGTAGTGAAGATGGTTGCACAGGTGTTGGGGAAAGACTACCTAACAACTGAAGACCTTGCGCTTCTGAAGAAGAAAGGGGTTGACTTGGTGAAACTGATTCCTAAATTCCCTTCCCATTATCAAGCATTTCTTTTTGGTCGTGTTTCGGCTGCTGTTGGGACGAAAGCCACCGCTCAGATGACTTACTCCGAGTTTACTGCGTTTCTGTCTAAAATGGGCTTATTTGAGCCCACAGCGAGGGAAATGGCGTTCTACAAGGTTGCCGCTAACAAAACTTATACTCATATCAAAGGATTTGCCGACCGCATCAAGAACGATGTCCGAGCGTCAATTTCCGCAGAGGAACTCAGTTACTTACAGGCTCAAGAGCAGGCAAAGGCTGATGCGACTTTACGGAAGGAGATGCTCGAAGGCACGTTTGAGAAGCGTTCCGTCAAGAAGATTACTTCAAACCTCGCCAACCAGATGAATGATTGGCAGCGGGATTGGGGACGTATCGTTGAGACGGAAAGTCAAGATATATACAATCTCGGAAGAGCCGAAATCATGATGGAAGAAGACCCCGACCCGTTGGTTTACTTTGATGTCTTCCCTGGAGCCTGTCGCCATTGCATACGACTATACCTAACAGGGGGTATCGGGAGCCAGCCACGGGTGTTCAGGCTTTCGGAACTCATGGCAAACGGTACGAACTATGGTGTGAAGTCGAAAGATTGGAAAGCGACGATACACCCTGTTCACCCGTTCTGTCGGTGCGACTTGCGTTATGTTCCGAAGGGATATGTATGGAACCCTGACACACATCAGTTCGAGCCTCCTAAGAATTATGAGAGAAAGGTTGAACGGAAGAGTCGAGCGAAGATAACAATTGGAAATAAAGAATATACAGTCTAAAAGATGATAATTATGAACTTGAAGAAATTTTTAGGAATTCAGTCAACCCAAGAAAAGGTTGAGGACTATCGGAAGTTGAAAGGTCAGTTGGCGAACCTTGAAACTTTGGGTCAGGAATTGTCCGACAAGTTTTCAATTCAGAAGTCTGTCATTGACGGTGTGGATGGTTTACCTGAGGAGAAGAAATCCGAAGTATTTGAAAAGTACAGAGGATTCCTAAAAGAGCACCAGAAGGAAGTTTCGTCAGCCGTGAATGAAAGAAACAAGATATTGAAATCGCTCGAGGCATACCGTAACGACCCCGACGTTGGTGACATCTGTAAAGGTATTGACGCTCTCGAACAGGCTGAAGAGGCTTATCGTGGTGGCAAACTGTCTAAACAGGTGTATTTCGACATCGTGAAGTCAATCACAGGCGAGCCGACAAAGTACGCTGACGTGGTTGCTTTTGACAAGGATGGTAGAGTCCTCGTTTTACATCGTGTTGAGAACTTTGTTCCTACTGGTAAGGTATGTATCCCTGGAGGTCATGTTGACCCAGGAGAGGACTTTGAGACGGCTGCGCTTCGGGAACTTAAAGAGGAGACAAATCTTGACCCAATTGAGGGGAGGGGGATTGTGTACCTCGGAGAGCACAAAACAGAGGATGCGCATATCAAGTATTTCCAAGTTTGGGTGGACTGCTTGAAGCCTGTAACAGTTGATGCGTCGGAACATTGTTTCGCTGAATTCATTGACTTGGGACAGATTCCTTTGAAGCCGTTTATCTTCGACCAAGGAGAGATAGTTCTTGACATGCTGATGAAGCCACATCAGATAGAGGAAGCCAAACCGCTGATGAAAGCCTTATCAGAAGGACGTATCACTCCCGAAGCATTCGTTCCGGGATTCACATCAATCCTGAAGAAGGCTTTGGACATCGAAGCCGTGAAACCGCTTGAACCGGAATCTATGGATGGGGACAAACGAAAAGTTTCTGTACCTGTACGAGACCCGATGAAGTGTGTCGAAACCATCATGAAAGGTATTAGCGGAGCGGAGGAAGTAACAGTTGGGACAAACGGTCATCTCAAATTTGTGAAGCCTCTAATTATTCATGACACTCGTTACCGTGAAGACCCGTCGAACAACCGCTTAACAGAGGTTGAGATAGTGTTTACAGGTGACGACAACGACATGATGCGTATTCTCGAGGAAATGAAATATTCATTGATGACTGGACCCATGAAAGTCCGGACTCCTCAAGAAGAATTTATGGCAGCGAATGAGCGTGGAACCGATTATGTTGGAGACCCGATATTTGTAACATTCTAAAATGATTTGTAACTTTGTCACAAATTTATAAAGTGTAAGTATGAAGAAGCAAACCCCAAATGATTTTAACTTCTGGTTGCCGATAGACTTTATGAAGTCTGACGCTGCCGAGTATCCTCGTGGTGATGACCGTCGCTACGAGAATATGATATTTGAGGGTATCGCGAGTGACGACAGCAAAGATTATCAGGGTGACTCAATGGAGCCCAATGGGTTCGTTATAGACTACTTCCTCAAGCATGGTTTGTTCAATCTTGACCACCTAACAGTTCGAGCAAAAGAATTGAAAAGTAGGTTTTGGATTGGTGAACCGCTTGACGGGAAGATAGTCGATAACAAATTTTGGGTGAAAGGAAAGTTATGGAGCGAGTCTCCCGAGGCAAGAGCCTTTTGGGACAAGTGTATTGAAATGCGCGAAAGCGGTTCAACCAGAAAGCCTGGAATGTCTATTGAGGGAAAAGCCTTGGAGCGAGACCCGAAGAACGAAAAACATATCACGAAGGCAATTATCAATAATATTGCGCTGACGTTTACTCCTGTAAACTTCAATTCGTATATCGATTTCGTGAAAGGTATTCAATCTCAGGATTTCATTCCTACTGGTGATTTACTCAAGAGCCAACTCAAGCGTGATGTCATGTTCGAACAGGTGATAGGGAATAAACGGATTGTCATCGATTCAAAATTCCGTATTATCCAAGAGGGCATTTGATGACTCATTTTAGGAAAAAGAAATTTTGTAATATTTTTAATCCGAAAAATTAAAGTAGTATGGTACAATTAACTGATGAACAGAAAAATGACGACCTCGTAAAATCATTGCTTGGCAGTGGGTTTACAGAAGAGGTGATTGCTGGTTGGATTGAATCCGGCTCAATCAAATTGGAAAAGTCGGTTCAAAGTGGTCCGGATGACCATGGCGAAGGCGACGGTGATGGAAATCACGAGAAGAAGGAAAAAGGTAAAGACAAGAAAGACCCTGACAAGAAAAAGGAAGAGGGCGATGACGACCCCGACCTCGAAAAGGGTAATGGCTGTGGCGATGGCGACAAGAAAAAGGACGACATTGCGAAGTCACTTTCTGCGGACATCATCAAGAGTATTGAGGACAGCCTGTTTGGCAAGTTTAATCAGTCTCAGGATGACCTGCTGAAGTCTATTCCGGCTATCGTAGAAAAGGCTCTTGAGCCGATTACTGACAAGATTGAAAAATCTTTGGACGGTATGCGACAGGCGATTATTGCTTTCGGAAATTCGGCTCCTGAATTCAAGAGTGCTGGTCTGAGCAAGGCTATCATCGAGAAAAGCATTGAACAGGGTGGCGGTGCTAAGGATGAGGACAACAAAACAGTTCTGAGCATTTCGAGAGACCGTGCGGTTGTTCGTGAGTTGATTGCTAAATCGATTGACGAGGAAGCCGACCCCGAAATACAGAAGTCTTTGCGCGACAATACAACTGCCTATTTGCTTGACCCGATTGGTGGGGACATAGGTAAAGACGCAGCCTTGTATATGTATAACAAGAAGAACGTTCGCCTCGTGAAATAATTTCGTACGAAACTTTAAATAATATACGAAAATGGATTTATTCAATTACAATGGAACGGAGGCTACAAATCCGTTGGAAAGTATGTCTTCGGATGAAATCTTGAAGGCGATGGAAGCAGGTCTGTTGACTGGTATGCAGTACAACGACCAATTGAATAACGGTGGAGGTCTGAAACCTGAATCCTTGGATTCTGTGCTGAAGAACCTTGAAAACCGTTTGGACCAGTTGGTGTTCTGGAATGAGTTGAACCGTCAGAAGATTGACAATACTGTTCATCAGTACAATCAGTTGTACAAGTATGGTCAGGAAGTGGGCATCTTCAATCAGGAAGGCGAAACTCCTACTGAGACCGACTCTGTATATCGTCGGAAGTCAATCGTTGTCAAGTTCACAGGTGTGACTGGACAGGTTACTCATCCGGGTATGATTGTCAAGACTGTCGTTGGTTCACTGTACACCAAGGAAGTTGAAAACAAGACCATCTTGCTTCAGACTATCCTTGACAAGAAAGTGATTGACGCTGACTCGGCAAAAGTTCCTGAAGAGTTCGACGGTGTATTTGCACAGCACATCGCTGGTATCAACGATATCACAGGTGGCTTGCTGGGTAAAACTTCTGAACAGGTGCTTGACGCTTACTTCGGAGACCCTGCCGTATTGAACGCAAACGGTTCTGTTCTGAATGACGCTTTGGTTGAGGACGCTGCTCAGGCAGTTGTAAACGACCGAAACGGTATCATCGACCGTATCGTTTCTTCCCCTGTCGTATTCAACAACTACGTGAAACTCTTCCACGAGTCTAAACGTGTTATCGTTGGTATGGCTGGTGGCGTTGTGGGCGCAACTATGGGTCAGTCGGTAAACGACATCACCACTCAGTTTGGTAAGGTGAACATCAAAGCGGACAAATACTTCGACTTCAACCAGCCGATTAAGTTGGGTCGTGGTAAGACTTCTGACAAGGCTCCGAACGCTCCTATTAAGGATGTTACGACTCCTGTCGCTGTTGCCGTTGACGCAAAGGGAATGTTCGGTTCTGTTCACGCTGGTAACTACTTCTATGCTGTTACAGCGAAGAACCGTTACGGAGAGTCTGAACCCGTTTTGCTGAACGACGCTGAACAGGCTGTTGGCGCAACTCAGTCTGTGACTCTGAAGTTTGCTGGTGCAAACTCTTCGGCTTATCCTGAAACCTGTTATGTCATCTATCGTACCGAAGCAAATCCGGTCGACAAAGGCATCGCTGATTTCTATCCTATCTTCGAAGTTAGCAAGACTGAACTTGCTGCTGGTTGGGACGGTGCTAATCCGGGAGAGGTTCATGACCGTAACCGTTGGATTGCCGGAACCAAGTCTGCTCTCGTTTACTTCAACGGAAGTGAAATGATTGAGTATCTGGAACTGGGTGGAACCATGAAACTGGATTACGCTATTGTTGGTCCGAGACGTTCATTCTCTGTATTGAACTACGGAACTCCGGTAGAGTATATGCCTGGAAAGATTGCCCGTATTATCAACATCGGTAAGATTGGTTTGCCGACTACCTAATAATGAGGACAATTACGTTATAATGATGGGGATGGGGTGTATGTCCCATCCCCATTAATTTTATAATCATAAATAAAATTCAAAGAATTATGAAACTGTTTAACAGAAAAGCGGGAAACAAAACCATCAATTACAATGGTAAGAACGTGAAGTTCGTAAATTGTGTCGCTGAGGTCGAAGACGACTTTGGTAAGGAAGTTCTCAAGTTGGGAATCCCTGACCTGTACGAACACGGCAAACAGCCTGTATTTGAAACCCCGAAAGAGGTTCAGATGAAGTCAGACTTCAAAGACCGTGAGGAATGGTATAAGAAAGAAATTGCTCGCCTGACAAATGTCAATACAGCGAACAAAAAGAAGATTGAGGAACTCGAGCAAGAGGTTGAAAACTGGAAGAACGAATACAATCGTGAACACGAGGCTCGTATTCAACTCGCTGCGGGAACCGTTCCCCCAGCCGAGACAGTTACACCCCCTGCACCTGAAACTGTCGTAGAGAACCCAGCAGAGGGCACAGGCGACGAAACTCAGGGAGAGGGTGACGCTGACGTAACAGGTGGCGAAGGTGGTGAGGAAACTCCTACTCCTGAAGAGGAAGAGGCTGCTCTCCGCAAGGAATTGGGTGCAATGAAGAAAGATGAACTGATTGCTTTCGGTCAAGAGGGTGGTATTGACATGACCGCTATCGCTGAAAAGACCAAAGCCGAAATCATCGAATTTTTGGTAAACGCTTCTAAAGAGTAATGCGAGATGGGACAACTTGTTTTGACAATGAAGTATAGAAAGAACACGGGGATGATATTTAATCCCACGGAGATTTTTTCTTTGTACCTGTACGGGATAACCATACAGGGAGGCGACGGGACTTCTTTCAGCAGTGAAAGTATGCGGTTCTATATACAGGCTGCTCAAAGAGAGGTTGAGAACTTCTTCAACCTGAAACTGATGCGCCAGTTCATTGACCAAGAGAAGTTGACATTTTACCGAGCCGACTATTGGCAGAGTTTCCCTATTCTGTTCACGAACTATCCCGTCAACAAACCGATATCGTTGACGGGACGGTTCAACAATCTTGAGCAAATCTCCTATCCGACACAATGGCTGACAACTCACCAGAATAGTTATGGTCTATACAAGCGAAGAGTTTCAATCGTTCCCACGGGTTCGGCTGTTGCTACTGCCAATGCTGAGGTTATCTTGAGTGGTTTGACAACCCAATTGGGAAGTCAACACTTCAGGATGATTCCGGATTATTGGGACTTCCAGTATATTACAGGCTTCGACCTCGACCATATGCCTATGGACTTAATCAATCTGACGGGGAAATTGGCTACGTTCGGACCACTTGGAATTGCTGGTGACTTGATTTTGGGTGCGGGTATCGCTGCCCAGTCGATAGGTGTTGACGGGTTGAGTCAATCAATCAGTTCAACATCATCAGCAACCAACGCAGGATATGGGGCACGTATCATCCAATATCAGAAAGAGATTGCGGAGACCGTGAAGCGAATAAAGTTAATTTATGATGAAATAAAAATGGTAGTAGTATGATGGGAGGACAAAGACCTGTATCAGAGGCTCCTGAGCAGTCCTTATATGGACAGCCTCAAGTTTCATTTCGCCCGAATGACTTTAACTCGGTTATTTGGGCGCACGGTTATGATATAATTTGCGAGAAGGCAATACGTTGCCCATGTCAGGGAAACTCGGGCAGTCCGTTACCTGATTGTCAGAACTGTCACGGCTTTGGATACTTCTTCGTAAATTCAAGGAGAACCAAAGCACTTGTAACAGGTCTGAACAGGAATACACAGTATGTTCAATGGGCTCCGGAATTGATGGGTACGGCTGCGATAACCGTTCGGGATGAAGATAAAGACTTCCTCTCCTACTTTGATAGAGTGACGGTAGAGGATGAATATGCTTCGTTTACGGAAATGTTGGTGGCGAGGGAGATGATAGGTGACGAGGTTGCTGTTTTTCTCTCTTATGCCCCAATAGAGGATGGTATCGTGGCAGTGTACACCTTTAAGGATTCCGAGTCCCCGTTAATCAAGTTAGACCCATCAGTCTATGAGATAGTTCCCGAGAACCCGTATTGCTTGAGATTTGCTCCTGGGAACGTTCCTCCGGAGACAGGTGTTTCAGTTCTGTACAAACACAGGGTGGAATATCATATCATCGATATGCCTCACGAAATCCGAGCCTCGTTAGGCAAGGATAATAAGAGCGGACAGTTTCAAATCCTCAAGATGCCGATACAGGGTGTGGGACGGAGAACTCACCTAATAGACATGCAGCGTCCTAATTATGATGGAAGTGGAATAATATATAACGACGACAATGATTCCGATACACGTTGATTTGAGTGAAATCGTAGCGGAGTTTGCTCTTACAGGTTCGCAGGCTCAGGAACTCGGTGGTGAGATTATCAATCGGGTGGTGACTGAGTATGTAAACAAGTGGGAGAACCTTGTCAATAGAGAGTTAAAGAAGACCCGAAAACTGTATAAGAATGCCATGTACGTTGACAGAGTGAGTCCGACGGAAGTGGTGTTTGGGCTTGCTCCCGGACAGGACGGGTTGGCTTTGGCTCTTGAAGAAGGGAAGGCTCCCTTTGACATGAAGCCAGGATTTTCCAACTCTTCAAAGAAGAAGACATCTGCGAGTGGAGGTTGGTATCTGACAATTCCGTTTCGGTACGCTACTCCTGACGCTGTGGCGGAATCAATGGTGTTTCAAAATCGGCTGCCGAAAGAGATTTACGATATTGCAAAGGGTAATGGCGGAAAGCCTGTAAAGAAGAATCAACTTCCTACACAGTACGCTCAACTCGGGCAGCGCAAACCTATTCAAACAGCCGAAGGAATTATTCCGGCTTATACTCACAAAGCACCTCAATATCAAGGACTCGTACGAATTGATATCGCTTCTACCGATAAGGAGAACCGTGGAGGATACTTCACATTCCGAAGAGTAAGCGATAAGAGCGACCCGTTAAGTTGGATAAATCCGGGATTTGAACCTCGGAAGTTCATGGATAGGGCACTCGACGAGGCACAGGTGTTTGAGGTTGCGGACATGGCGATTGATGAATTTTTAAATCAATTATAAAGATGATTTTAATTGCGAGAATAAAACAGATAGTCGATGGGTTGCTTCAGTACATTCAGTATGATTACGAAAGTGTGCCGGAGCATGAGACTTTCCTCTACCATATGTTCTATGGGACGAGGGACGGCTCTTTTGACTTCTATGAGCAAGCAAAGAAACTGTTCCTGAGAACTAATACGAGTCCCAGAAAGATACAGGTAAAGATGGAGTATCCGAAGGATAAAAGTCATCTCCCCTGTATTATCGTAAGGGAGCCAGGACGTTCAACGGATAAGGCAGCACCGCTTGGCGGTTATGGCGCACCCGTATTAGACACGTTTGGCGCAACTGAATATGAACGTGAGGGGTTCCGTCAGCCAGCCTTGTCGAAGATTGATTTGATGTGCTTCAGTGAGAATATGCTTGAGTCAATTCTGATGGGGGAAGTTATATATGCGTTGCTCATTGGAGCCAGAAATACATTCGAAGAGGAGTTCGCTTACTTCGATTTCAGCACGAATGAATTGATAGCGGAAAACGCTCTGTTTCCACAGCCGATATTGGTAAAGAACGTATCAATAGAGGTTGAGGACATTGGTGATTATGCTTCTATCATCCGACCTGAAATTGTGAGAAGATTCGTTATCGAGGACGCAATACCTGTTGGGTCAGACCCAGGATGGGTTCCGCCTCCTTTGGACAAATATTTCGAATTTTCTCACCCGTATGTATGGCTGGATTCATTGATAGCAACAGGCGAGAACACTATCTATTCGAATACCGATTGGGTGCTATCAGTTGGGGACGAACTGTTCAAGTTTGGTTCGGGATATGTTTGGCTTGATGAGATGAACAACAAAGGTGAACAGGAGATTGAAGCGAAGACCCCTTGGAGATTGGAGTAGGAATATCTCCTAATTATTTGTATCTTTGTTGGTGATAAAATTTAGTTTAATTTATAAAATCGTTTGTTATTATGGCAAAGGCAGCATGGTTGACCGTCAATCCCGCTTCGGGAAACGGTAATGCGACAGTCCAAAACACGGGTACGGCTCACACAGGTCGTGAACAACGTGAGACGACTGTAACAGGTGTGGCGGTCGGAGTTTCGCCAAACAAAACTTACAAGGTTATCCAGAAAGGAAAAACCGAGTTTGCTTCATTCAATGATGGAGCGGAAACAACTGTATCAAAATCAGGTGGAACTCTGACGATTTCAGGTAAAACCAACTCCTCGAAGTTGAACTTCGAATTGGTTGACCTTAAAACTCGTGCGGTTGTCGAGGGTGGTCTTGAATTGACACTTCCTTCGAAGTACACCGCTGGTGGACAGGAAACCACTAATAATGTGGCTATCACTGGTGACCCTGGAGCAACACAGGAGTTCGAGTTTAGTATCACTTTCACAGGTATTGCACCCAACACATCGGTTGACGAATTGACAGCAGCGTTGAAAGTAACAACCGCTGGAGGTCAGTCGGCTCAGATTCAAATCAAGCAATCTGCTGGTGACCCTGAATTCGCATTCGGTCAGGATACAATTACTCTTGAAGCCAGTGGTGCTGCCGTATCTCAGACTATCGTTTCTAATACTTCTTGGGAACTCTCCTAATACGTTTAGAAATAATGGGAAAGAAACGGTTAAAGAAAAGCAAAGTAGAGGCACAGCCGTCAGTTATGGCGGCTGCTGTCCCTCTTTCAGTTGAAACGAATGAGGGGTTCGACAGGAGAATGACTGTAACAGGTAAAATCACCGAAGGGACTATCCCCCTGACATCTTCCTTTACGATTACTCAACTGGGTCTTCGGGAACCGTTCATTCCTTCTGATAGTGACGAGCCGTTCCAGGATAGTACTGGGGAGGACTTTGGTGTATTGAAAGAATAACCATTAAAATAAAAAGATATGGCGTACAAATCGAAATTTACAGGAGCAAAAGTCGATGAACTGCTGACAGCGGTTCAGACTCAGCAAGACAATCCGTCAAGTATTTTGAACAATCTGACGGAAAAGAACATTCTTGATAAACTCACTGGGCAAGGAATTATCGACAAGATTAATTCCGTATCAGGGAATATCGTTTTCAAGAAATATGTTGATTGCCAGTCAGGTGCTGGAAAAACTTCTTAATCATGGCAAATAATCCGTATGCGACATCGAAACAGGCTGCTGATAGCGTTGGGATAACTCCTGGCGATATCGGTGTGGCTGCTAACGATTACGTCCGCAAGAAGGAACTTATCGCGACCAATAAATTTGACGCTGATGCTTTGGCTTCCTACGGGAATAATGACTATGTGATGTTGAAAGACATTGCGAAGGGTGCGTTCCAAGTTACCCTTTCAGTCAATTCCGATGTTACAAGTCGAGGAACGGTTCAAATCAATAATGGTACTGCGGGAGCGACAGCGACAGCGGAAGTGAACGTTGGAGACCAAGTTACTGCGAAATGTAACTTGTTGAAGAGTGGTGACGTATTTGACGGATGGTACAGTGGTTCATCTAAGGTGAGTTCGAACGCAACTTATACATTCACGGCTCAGGAAGCAGTGAGTCTGGTTGCTAAGATTAATTATCTTGATGTTACACCGACCTCGTTGGATTACGACGCTGCTGGTGGAAGTAAGACATTCCAAGTCAGCACAAATGTGCCTTGGACTGTTAGTTAG